ACACATTCTCGGAAATAGAATAATTTATGTAACTTATATTCTCATATAAGTTTTGAGAGTAATAATAACGAGATGAAAAACTCTTATTAGCTTTAATTATTTAGGTTTAATAATTATTAATATTAGACAGAACATCATCAATACAATTTTCAGGTGAAATTTACTTAATACCCCTCAGTTATTATTATTCTCAAACCTCATACGAGGTAGCAATACAATTTTCCGATTTCGAATAATTATTTAGATATTTTTTGATATAATGTTTATCAAAATATGTTTTTAGGAGAATTTTAATGAAAAAACATTTTACAGAATAAAAGTTTCCTCTTAAAATTCGTATGGTTTATATAAAAACACTAAAGACTAGTGTAATTATCTAGAGATGGTTCAGATTATTGGAATCTGAACATCAATACAATTTTCTTAGTAAAACATTTATACTTCTTCCGATGCCAAATATTTAGCTATCGAAATATTTGCGTCGTATAGAGATTCTATACATCACAATTTGTTAAAATGTTTTTGATTATATGAAAAATAAATTTTATATGAATTCTTTACCAAGAAAGAATTATGCACTTAATCGAGTAAGCCATTTGACTAAGTCTTCACATGCTATTGCTATCCAAGCATTATGGCCAATCTATCGCGAATCAGGCACAGCTATTCCACAGTATCCTCCATAGACTTACAGTCCCTCAATCTTAGTCAAATTTTTACGACTTATCTCAATTTGATGGCTCGTGCACCACTGAGATCAAATCTTTTGGCTCATGGCACTTCTTGCATCTCACCTGGTGGCTCTTCAAGCGCGAGCAGCTACTTCACAAAGCCGATCAACTTCATAGCAGCAGCTGGGTATGAACCAAGTCACTCATCAGCACTGTCAAACGCGGACATGTCTGCTATCAAGATTCTTGTTGTCGCTTTCAACGATTTTTCAAATCGAGCGTACTCATTCCAAGAATCACATTTTTCGTTGTTAAATTTAATTTTCATAAATCACAAAAATTTTAAACAAAGAGAGTTAATTAATAATAAATTATTAATTAATCACAAACACTCGGGTAATAACAATTTAAAATCAGTGGGATGGAATTTATGTAAATAAATTCCCCAGGCTCCCAGGATTTTAAATTGCATAATTAAAAAACTATTAATAAATTATTTATTTACGTAATCTAAATGGAGTAAATAAATAATTAATAGGTTTATAATTAAAATAAGGTAATTATTTTAAAATTAATTTAATATTATATTCATAAATTCATATAATATTAAATATAATTATTAAAATATTATTATTTTAACATATCAAATATTAATATATTAATATTTGATATGTATAATTCTTTATTGTTTATTTTTTCTACGATTTATTACATAAATCTATAAAAAATACTAAAGAAAATTGTTAATAAATTCACATAAAAAAGCAAATAAATATGAATAAAGACTCAGTAAACCTATAAACTTACTTCGTAACTTTAATAAAAATAAATTTAAAATTATAAATTTCTGAAAGAAAATTTTCTATTTCATAACTCTATTTTCAAAGATTCGTTTCATAGAAAATTCTATTTCACTCATCTTTCAGCGAAGCTCGGAATATATTATTTTAATATCAATATGGAATATTCTGATATTCATATTCATTCATATCAGAATTCTATTATTTTATTTCATAAGGATGTAATTAATATATTAATACTATTTTTCTTTTTTCAAATATATTATTTAATTATATGTAATTGAGTGAAAATTAAAAATTTTATAATTGACAAATAAATTGTGAAATAAGAATTTTAGTTATCCTTTTCTCTTATTTCATATCATATCTTTGGAAAGAATATCTTATTCAGTTATAATAAAAATTAATAAATTTATTTTCAGAAATTAAAATTCTAATTCTTTGATTCTTACGAATCAATAAAAACTGCACTATTAAAAAGTTTTTAAATATATTCAATAATTAATAAAAATTGTATTGATATAAACTTATTAATTAAATAAAATAATTAGTTTAAGATATTCTTTCAGAATATAAAATTTAAATATTATTATTCATATAAATTATTTCATAAATATTATTTTAAAAAACATTTTATTAAGAAATGGAATGAAGTGTAGTAAGTTATTTACTTACGTAACGAGAATGAACATTTCCAATAAATGATCGAGAATAAAATTACTAAATGTCGTTATTTAGATTCGACTCATTACATTCGTTCTCATCTAAATACGAATTTTTAAAGTAATTTTATTCGAGAATTAATATATTTTATTTATTCGCGCGCGTGAGGAGGTGGCGCCCCGACCCCGCGACCCCGGCTGCCTATTTTACTTATTTATATATTTGTAGTACTATAAAATGCATTTAAACGGCTTTATAAGCCATTATTAAAGATTTTAAATATATTAGGTAATAATTTATATGGTTAATTATATAAAACGTTAAATAAGTCTATATAAGAGCTTTAAAATTGATTGGAGGATTTTATGGAAATTAATGTACAAATGGACAATAGCGAGAAAGAATTTATTAAAAACGCTATAGCTTCTGTTCTTAGAGAGAAAGGAAAACCATGTATTTTATTAATATATGGGAACAAAACTGATAAGTTAGAAAAGAGTAAAGTTGGAGGACTTCCTGTAGTTACTGAAGGATTCAATATTCCGGTAAGTAAAGCACATAATCAAATGAGTATGCTTGTGCAAATTAATTGTAGCGAACTACCAAGTAATGATTTATACCCTAAAACAGGATGGATTCAATTCTGGGCTGATCTTACTAGCAAAAATGATGAAGAGATGATTAATGGTATGCCAGATGCAATGACAGTAGTTACATACCAACCTAGTAATAAGAAATTAGTAGCAGTCGAAGAAATTGATAAAATATATGATCCACCTGTTAGTGGAGAAAAATTCTTTTTATATGGGAAAGATAACTCAATTGATATAACATTTAGTAAAGCTATTAGCTATCCAGAACTCACTGGAAACTATGAGAAAACTGTATTAAAGATATATAATAAAGCATATGGTACTAAATATGGTTATGTATCTGAAATATTTGAAAGATTTACTAGAGATAAAAGAAATACATATCAATATAAACATCCTACAACATCAATTGCAGAACTTGCATATTTTTGGCGTAGAATAACAGGTAAACAAGAAGAATTAGAAAGAAAAGAAAGAGACCAGCATATGGCTGAGTTATGGAAATATACAAAATCATTGAAGAAAGAGATTCTTAAAGATTATACATTAGAACATGATAGAATTGGAGGATATGTATCTATATTATCTGATTCAATAGATGTAGTTGGATATGATTTTGCTGGAGAAGTAATACTTAATCTTATACCAAAAGATCATAATGAATTAAAACCAATAGTACAAGCAAATCCAAATTGTGTATTTGAATGTTATTGGTATATTACTAAGAAGAATGAGATAGTAAATGGTGGAGCAAATTATACTACTACGTTTTTTAGTTAAACAAAAAGTAAATGTAATACCAAATTACTAAAAATATATCAATTTGATATATTTACATATTTCCGTACCGTAATTTTTAAAGTTTAGCGATAAAGCTATGTTTGTCATTCGAAAAACTTAGAAGTTCAAGTAATTATTATAGTAATACTCTGAAAATTTCAATTCTTGTGATATTATGTAATATGCAAATAGTGTCTTAGATACATGTCATATGAAGTTCATATTTACAGTATACCTTTATAAAGGTATACACTCCTTTAAAAATTGTATTTATATTACGGTACATAAAAATTAAATGCCCAAATACATAGAGTATTTGGGCTTAATATATTTTTTACCGCTAAAATTTTAAACATATATGTGTATTCGTGATCTGTTCCTTTTATATGAATTATATAAAATCCATATATTGTGTGAAATATATAGTGTTATTAACCAACCATATAATTCATATATGATAAATCACGAACAACAATTTCTATAAAACCTTTATTCATAATTTGATAAAAGCTTAATATAGTTACAATTAGAATATAGTTGTTCAAACCAAAAAATAATCATGATAAAAATATATATTTGAAATCTTTATGTTAATATACTTAACTTATATTATTTACGGAGGTGAAAACCTCTCCTATTTTTTATTTATTTTTTAGATTTTAAAATATGTATTTTAATTTCAATTATTTAAACATTTGTATAAATAATATTTTATATAAAAATTTCTACCTAAGTTTAGCTACCCACAAAATGAATATTAAAAAATAAAGGAGGAAACACACCTTTCCTATTATATAAATATTTTTATATATCTGTAGTTAAACTTAACATTTTTACATCTAATAAAATTAGAACTAAAATATAATATCTAATATAATAAATTACTAAAATAAATACTAAAATATAAAAATTGTATTCTGTTGGTAATAGGAGACATGTAATAGGTGATTGTAATAGCCATTAAACTATATTCGAAAGTAAGTGTATAAAAAGATTATCTTATTATTAATAAAATTGCATTTAATGTATCAAATTGTATGAATTATAACAATTGATTAAATTAATTGTATCAACTGAAAATTGTATTAATGAAAATAACTTAAGAACATACATAACTAAGGACTAAGTTATATTCGCTTTAAGCAATAAAATACATTTCTATTGGAAAGTAGAAAATATTAGGAGAGTAAGCTCTAATAGAGTTGAACTGTTGGAGCTTCTCTTTCAGCTCTTAATTCTATGATTTAATATAATAATTTAATTATTGCATTAAATGATGGAGTTAAAATAAAGCACGAATATACTCCCGGCGAAGTATATTCTATATTATGAGGTTAATATATTATGCATATTCATCGGCAGCTACTCTGATAGCCGGATCGATAGCTTTAACTGATGATGCTATATTAGCCCTCCATCTTATTAAGACGTTATGGCGTTTAAAGTAAATCATATCAGATCTATGATTACCCAGATTTGGTAAAATCCCCATATTTATAATAATATGGGGATACTACTTTTATTTACCGTCAAATTTTAACAAGCCTCCTGTAAAATTTAAACATAAAGAGAGGTGAATTTACATGAGATTTCATGCACTTGATCGTAATTATAATGGTAGGGAAACGCTTTTAGAAGGATGGGATGCATTTTTATCTTCGGTATTCGTACTTGTTACAACACCATATGGATCTATTCCTGAAATGCCTACTGCTGGTTTTGATATGTTAGAACTGTTCGGATATGAAGAACATGACCAAAACTATGAAGACCTATGTACAGAGTTTAAAGAGAAAGTAGCAGCATTGGAAAACTCTATCCCAGTTGAAATTAGTATACAACGTTATAGTCAAGACAAGTCTATAATAGATATAAAGATTACATATTCTTCTGGTACAAAGTTGTATAGTGAAGTTATAAGAAATAAATTGGAAGATGGTAAAGTATTAACATACTTTAAAGATATACGTTTAAGATAGGAGGTATGACGTGGCAAATATAACAAATGATGAATTACGTAGTAAACTTACTACATATTTACAGAAATCTTTTCCAGACGATGATATAAATGAATCTGTTACTACTGTAATGCTAAATGTAATAGGGTATGCATCAAAACTTGGAAGAGATATTAATATAATTGAAATATATAAGGAATTACGTGCACTTGATAGTCCAGATGCTATGAGTAAATGGTTTAATGAGTATATCCTTGGGGATAAAATCAATAAGAAAATACAAGCAGCATCTAAATATGATCCGGTAAAAACTACAGCTAATCCTATAGATATAACTATGGGACAAGCTAATAAAATATTACATGGAAATTTACCAGTAGATAATGAAACTGATTATGAGATAGCCATAGAAGAAATAAGAAAAGCTATATTTAGAGATCTTCGTGAAGAATATATTAGGAAAAGATGTAAATATAATAAAGACGGGTCTATAGATAGAGCTCTTAATATTGAAGAATTAACTAAACTTCGTACTGAAGCAGCAAAACTTGTAAATAGTAATAGTGAAGTTCGTGAATTAGAGCGTAATAATAGTAATAATAAAAATACTGCGTTAATTCTTAATGAACGTGCCGTTGATTTTAAATATAAAATAGAAGTGTTAAAAGAAGGTTTCTGTAATAAGTATAGAGTTACACCAGAAAGCTTTGATATGTTTTTCCAAGCATTATATGGAGATAATCTAGACCTTATGAATGGTGGAATTGAAGCTCTTAGAATAATGAATGATAAAGAAGCATTCCATAAACATATATTGGAATTTAAAGATTTATTGATATATGATGATAAAACTCCATTAGATAAACCTGTATATATTTCTGAATTTGTCAAAAAGATAGACAAAGAAGAAGAAGATATGTTGGCTGATAGTGGAAGAAAGACTGCAGATCCTATGGCAGCTGCACTTTTTGATGAAATGGTTGACCTGCTTCATAAAAAAGAACGTAGAGAAATGGGAGTTCCAGTAGAAAGTAAAACTGTTGGATTAAATAAAGATGAAGAAGCCAAAGTTACGAAAATAGTTCAAAGAATACGTACAAGAAGATAAATTAGGAGGTATAAATGTCAAATTGGGTATTAGATTTAAATAAATTAATAAATACTAAAGAATATCCAGATATAGATTTAGAAAATAGCGCCCATAGCGTAGTTGCTAGTTATTCAGAATCTACATCTGAAAAAGAAAGAGATAATATAAAGGGTAATATAAATATTTATATAAATAATTTAAAGGATAAAATAAATGATCCTTTAATTTTAAAGAAGTATAACCTATTATTAACAGTTGAGAAAGAGCTGGGTGTAGTAGATCAAACGCATCCTATAGTAGAAATAGTATCTAAACCATCAGGTCCTAAAATAAATACAGACCCTGAAAATATGGTAATGCCTTCTAATATTATAGTAGATAAAAGAAATGTTAAAAAAGAGCCATTATCGTATGCAGAAGAAGATGAGTTATTAAAAATGGAAGAAGAAGCTGAAGAAGCTGCTCAATCAAGTCAAGAATCTAAAGAATCTGATGATTTTACTATACCAGATAAAATAGACTTAGGAAACGGAGAAGTTATAGACTTACATGCTCCTGCTCCTAATACTAGTAAGATTTATGATAATATACCGTTAGAAACTGAAGAAGAAACTAAGTTAAGAGATGAAGCTTTAAATAAATTAGAAAATGTAAGCGTACCTAATCCAGTTAAATTCGATTATGGTTTAGATGAACTTAAAAGTGAAGTAGAATCTATAGTTGTAGAAATAGATGAAAGCAAGTTAATACCAGAAGTAGTAGAAGAGTATAATACTAATCTAAATAAATTTATGAGTGTCTATTCTTCACCTTGGATTCCAGATAATGTTAAAGACACATTATTACATGAGGCATATGATAAGATAAAAGAAGTATATGATAAATATAAAAATAATACGGAAGTGCAGTCTGCTAAAGAAGATACTGTTGCGAATAAACTTCCAAATGTAAATTCTATAATTGACATTTTTAAGGAAAAGTATAAAACTATAAATTCAGATTATCTAACTAATATAGAACTTCAGGCTTTAATGAAATTATATAATGAAACTATTGAAAGTAATGATATAGAGATTATAGAAAAAAATCATATAGAATTAGGTAAATATATAGAAATGGTTGCTGAAAGATCAAAAGATTCTGAAGGTAATGATGTTGAAATCATAGAAGTTGATGATGATAAACCAGTTAAATCTGATAGAGTTCCTAATCCTAATGTAACAGAATCAAATGTATCTTTTGATGAAATAGCTCAAAAGATATACAAAGAACCAGATCCTAAGATATTACGTGGTAATGGTACTAAATTAGAAAAATTAATAAGATATAAAAATAGTGAGGTGAATGGACGTAAAGTATATCTTCCAGATAGTAACTATGAAGTTATAGTAAATCAAGTCCATGACAGAACTCAAATTAACTTTATGTATAATTTAATGCTGCAAAATGGAACTAATATAGACGATTTAGAAGCTAGTATTAAAGAAGAATTTATACATATATTATATGACCACTGTATATTCCCGCTACAAGATAATGTAACTTATAATGATTTTATAACTAGTCTGTCTCCAAATGACTTAGAATTATTATTTGTAGTGTTCTCTTTAGTTAATACTAAATTAAATAAAGACAATATACTTCCGTTACATGTACCATATGTACAATGTGACAATTGTGACGCTCCTATATCTCTTAAAGAAGAAATGGTTATGGACCTTGCACAAGAATTTAAAAATATATATGATACTGAAAAGTTTATTTCTAATTATAAAATATATAGAAATTCTAATTTCGGGTCAATTAAAGAAGCATATGTTGCTGGAGAGTATGGACAAATAAAGAAATTATCATTCAAAGAAAATTCATTTGAATATGAAGCATATATTTGTAGACCTACTGTTCAAAAACAAATCTTAATAAAAGCTAATAATGAATTAATAGCATATCGTTCTATGGCTGTTAACTTTACTAAGAGAGCAGACTTCTTAAGAAAAACTATGCCTGATGTAGATAAAATAATAGATTATCTAAATACACATAGTTATGCTCAATTTAAGGGAGATGTTGATTATATTAATAAAAATAATATAAATTTATCAGATCCAGACATAACAGAAGAAAATAAACTTTTAGTAGAAAATGTAACATCTGTGCTTTCTAATATGCAAGATGTATTAAATGAACTTGCTCCAGTATTCTTTGCTGCTCTTATCATTGATACTGTAGTAGTTAGCACTATTGATGGGTTCTCTACATCATTTACATTAACAGACGGGGATATATATGAATTTATAGAAGTTATCAAAGATCAACTACCAGGAGAATTTACACAAGAGATTGCAGAGAGAGCCGAAGAAATGGATTATGTATCTAAAGATGTAAAAATATTCTTTACTGGAGACGAGATAGGAGATAACCTAGATTTCTATTCAATATATAAAACTCCAGAAGATCTTGAAAAGGTTTTAAAAGAAAATGGTGCATCTGAAGAAGTAATTAAAGCAGAATTAGATCGTGTAAATAAAATAAAAGAAGATTTTGATAAAACTCATAGATGTACTAAATGTGGACATTCTATTTATAAAGTAGGATATAATACTTTACTTTTTTTCTCTATAACCAACCTGTCGAATTAATAACTAAAAATAAAATGAGAGTAATCTGGTCTTTATTAACTAAATTCCAAGGAGCATTTACTTGTAATCCTCTTGACTTTACATCATTAGAATTAGAGTATTTAGCAGAATTCCAGGATGAGTTTATGCAACAACAGCAAGAATTATTGGATAAAAATAATAAAGAGCTAGATGAACAGGTTGGAAAGCAAAAAGAAGTTCAAAATAAACAGGTAAAATCAGTTGACAGATTCACTAACTATCTAAATAAGATAGATCTTAGTAGCAAACCGGCAGAATATGTCAGTCCATTAAAGAAAGATAGGTAAATTCGACCCATAACAAAAACTAATGTAGGCACTTAGTTTAGTTTGTTTAATTTTTGAATACCTTCTAAATTAATATATAGATTGCTACTAATTAAAGATACAAAAATGAACCCCATTTTCTGTTTCCTAATTCTTAGATGGATCTAGAATCAAAATGTTACCTCGAAAATTGTATTGCTTGTGTTTTAGGTGCCTACCTTGTGCTGTTGTATTGGTTTTCCAATACTTTTATTTTCCAACGGGAGAAGTTAGAATTTATGTCTAATTTCTCCCTGAAAATATTAAAAATCTTTAACATATATTATGTAATTGGTGTGTTATTTTGTTCGTCTACCTCAGAATAATGAAATCATTTACTGTATGTATTATTTTGTAAATCTTTTGTGTAGAAACTGTCTACCAATAAGAGAATTACCCCATAAACCATTAAGATTTATGGGGTGTATCTTTTATTTACCGCTAAATCGAAATCAAACAATCCCATGTCAAAAATAAAGAAGAAAGGAGGATTTTCACATGAAAAAAGGTGTTTTCAATGCTTTAATGATGAATTCATTAGAAGCTAGTAATAGTCTATACATACCAGAAGAAGAAATAGCTCTGGAAGCACGTAATGCTAACCTTGATAAGTTCTTACGTATTAATAAATCATCTATATTCATAGGTGAGAAATCTGCTACAGAACCAGTTCTTATTTATTCAATGTTAGATACCTACCAAGATACTCTAAATATGTATGGAGATCTTATAAAACGTAGATCGAATCTAATAGTTAATAAACTTAGACTATATTATATGCCAAAGTTTATTCGTATGAAAGTAATAAATCGTACAGTAATCGCTAATCTTGCATCAGAAATGAATAATATTAAGAAGATGCGTGCTGATTATGGGTTGCAAAATGTTACTAACTTACCTAATATGATTAAAACTAATATGAGTACGGTAGTAGACATGTCATGGATAATTCAAGCTATTAAAGAAAAGACTATAGATATAAATCTTAGACTTAATAAAAAGTATAGAACTATGCTTCTAGAAATATTAAAGCAAGAAATAACTAAAATACCTGGATACGAAAATAATATCGTATATTTCAAATATCCTTTTATTAGAGATACTGGAATGAAATTGAGCATTATCGAAGGAAAAATGCAACCAATGTTCAGACCTAGTATGTTATTTATAGAATGGTTTTATAACGAACCAGATGCTTTTAAGCAATTCTTAACAGACAATAAGTTAACATTTGTATTTGAGGGCCAAGATAGGAAAGTAATGATTCTATCTGGAAAACCTAACTATGTAAATATGATGCAATTTAAACCAAAATTTGTATTGCGTAATTTACATATGCTAGATGGTGCTAAAGAAGAAGATATTATGCTTGATCCTGAAATGCATAATGAACTTAAAGATGAAGAAGATGGTCTTGTAATACATTACGATGATGAAGTGTATGAAAATCCTAAAGTTCCAGTTGTAAACGATCCAGAACCAACTAATTTAACTAAAACTGATAGCATAGATGATGAATCAAAGTCTGTACAAGATGAAAAGGTTAAAGCTGGTAATATTAAACCTATAAGATCAAATGTAATTAAACCTGAAGATAAAACTAAAGTTGTTACTCCTGAAGTAGTAGCTACTGGTAAACCTAGTACATTACATGAACCTAAAGAGCCAGTGAAACCTGAAAATAGTTTAAATAATAAATCTAAGAATAAAACAGACGATAAGTTAGACGAAGTTGATATTATTCTAGATAAAGAAAATAACTCTATAGCTGTAGATGACGATGAACCAGTTAAAACTGTAGCTGATATTAAGAAAAAACAAAATAAACCAGAAAGAGTTATAGATGCTAATGATATAGATGAATCTGCTAATATATCCGAAGATGATCTTGATTCCATAAATGGTATTAATAGATCTGAAGTTAAGTTTAATAATGAAGAAATTACTGATGATATAATTGATATTGAGATAGCTGATAGTAATGCTAGTAAAAAGGCTGCAGTTAAAGACTATTTTAAAGTTATAGAAGATACAAAGTTATCTAAAGAAGAAAAAGCTGCAGAATTACTAGAAGTTCATAACTATTCTAACTTAAAAGATTCAGTAGAGACTCCACAAATTAAAAAGCAACGTATAAATATGATCAAATCTTATAATAAATCAATAGAAGATAGTATTGATATTATAAAGAAACATAAATTACGTGAAAAATCTCTTGGAGTTAGTGATACTAACAGTCCATATAACAAGAGTAGTACATTTAGACTTAATGAACAGTATAAAGAAAGTCTTCAAGATATAGACTTAGAAAATATACTTAAAGCTCCAATGAATTTTAGTTATCCTATATTATTAAAGAATTGGAAAAAGAAAGATATAAGCTCTAGAGAGTTTAAAGGATATGAATTAGAACTAGAATATGAATCTCATAATGGAGAACCATTGAAATTTAATATTATAGTTCCAGAAACTCTTGAAGGTGGTAACTTATTTATTGGAGGTAATAATAAACTATTATTACTTCAAAATACTTCTAAACCTGTAATCAAACAGGATAATACCGTTGTAGTTACTACGGCATATAATAAATCTATTATAGAACTTAATGGTGTATATCTTAGTACAAGGCTAAAACTTGTAGTTGAAACTATTAAAAGATTTATAAACCAAAGAAAAAACACTGGTGTCAGAGTAAAAACTACTACTGACTTAGGTGATTTTATTTATAATAACCTTGTAAGTATAAACTTAGTGCATCTTAATAAACACTATAGTGGAATACTTACTGAGAATATAAACTTAGATTTTCGTGGAATTAAAGGCCATGAAAAGAATGGACTTTCTTACTTAGGAACATACTTTGGTAAAGAAGTATATCATAACCCAGACGAAGATTATATTGCATTTAATGGTAAAAAATATGACTCACTTACATTTATAGCTAATATAATTAAAACTATGGATGAAAAGTTATGGGATAAATGTATGAAATCTTCTACTACTAATAGTTATATATCTGTTCCTACTGCAACTATAATGGGTAAACACTTACCAGTTGTAGTTGTGATTCTATGTGCTATTCCTCTTAAAGAATTACTAGAACGTATGAAAAGAGATAATAAACTTGAATATTGGATAGTAAATAAGAAATCTATTCCAGAACGTATGAAAAATAATGCTAACTTTGGTATTATTGAATTTAAAGACCAATATGTAGTTCTTAAATATAATAACTTATTAAATGAATTATTATTTGGCTTCTTAACACATTATGATTTTACTCAATATGATGAGTTTGATATTACAAACTTACTTAAAGAACTTACTGGTAACAGTAATACGGCAATATATATAGATAACTTCGTTGATGCGTTTATAGATCCAATTACTAAACGTGTATGTGAAAGTTATAATATTCCTAGTGATTTTGCTGGTATATTTATATATGCTGTATCTTTATTTACATCATATAAAGTAGTTTATAAATCTGATATACGTAATTATAGACTTTCTACACAAGAAGAAACTATAATGCGTGTATTATATTCGGCAATTGCTAAACCTATGTCTGAAGCTGTAGCACGTATGAAACGGGGTGCACGTCCTCGTATTGAAATAAAGCCTACTGCTATATTAGAAACACTTAATAACTTACCTACAATGAGTGAAGCGAATGGACTTTCTGCTTTCCGTAACATTGTAGAAAGCAATGATGTTTCTATTAGAGGACATAATGGTATAAATGAAGAACGTGCTTATAATACAAAACTTAGAATGTTCAACGTAAATAACTTTGGTACGGAAACTTGTGGTACATCGTATAATAGAAATGCTGGTATAACTAAACAGCTTCCATTTGATAGTACTATAAAAGATCTTACCGGAGATTATGAACATCATGACAATGCAAAAGAGTTAACTAACGCTTCTGCAGATGGATTTATTGACGCATTTGTTCCATATTCTTCTTCTGACCATGCTGTTAGAAGACTAATGCAATATGGACAATTTAAACATATAAGACCAGTAGTCGGAGCAGATCCTATGTATGTTAGTACCAGAGCCGATGAGGCTGCTGTTGCTATGAGTAATAAACATGCATATACTGCGAAGGGTAATGGTAAAATCATCAGTGTTGATGATAAGTTTATTAAGATTAAATATGATGATGGAAAAGTTGATGCTGTATCACTTGATAACGTACAACGTAACTCAGATAAAGGGTACTATCTGAAAAACGACTTTATTATGAATGATAAGTTCAAATTAGGTTCTAAAGTACGTCCTGGTGATATAATTGCATACAATCCAGAATCATTTAAAAAGAAACCAACGGGAGAAATATCATTAGCGGCAGGAGCATTAGTATGGGTACTAACTTGTGACTCTGAGGCTGTATGGGAAGACTCGTGTTTACCTTTTGAAAATCTTAGTAATAAACTTGCGTCTAAAATAGTAAAACGTGTTGCTCGTATCATTGATCTTAATACTGAAATAAGAGATTGGAATATTGACATCGGTAGTAAAACTATGCCGGATACAGTACTTTATAAATACAAAATTCTTACAGATGATAATACAATAAATGAAATGTTTATGAATGCTGAAAACTTGTCTCTTAAAGAAGTGACTGCTCATCATGCCGGAACTATAGTAGATATTCGTGTTTATTATAGAGAAGGACGTAATGTTACTATGAGTCCGTCAGTTAGAAAATTTATAACTGCACTTAATAGTGTACATACAGTCCGTAGTAAGATGGATAATCTTGATGATGTGAGTGATAACTTTACTAAAAGTGTACTAGATAAACGTCCACAAAAACTTACACAAGGTAAACAAAGTAAAATTAATGGAGATATAATAGATGACGGTAAAATGCTTATCGAATATAGTATAGAATTCATTAATAAACTTGGAACTGCTGATAAGGTTGTACTAGATAGAGCCTTAAAGGGAGAGCCTACTATGATTGAAAGTGATAGCTTAGCACCAGTCGGGGCTGAGACTGGACGTAAATGTAGTTTAATGTATAGTACATATAGTGTACTAGCCAGAATGTGTGGAGGTCTAGAGTTACATGGAGAGTTATTAAGTATATTAATGCACATTGCATGTAAAAATAGACATATTCTTGGTATACCTGCAGAACCTGGAAGTATACTAGACTATAAAAGTAGTAAAGAAGTTATTTCAGGTAAATACAGGTATAGAAAGAAATAGTACACAATGGAGGTTATAAATGAATAAATCAATATTTGATTTAATTGAAGAAGTTACATTTGAATCAATAAATTTTGAATCTATATGTGAAATAGAGAAAATAGATGATGAAGAATATGCATCATTTGAATCTATTGCTACTGAAGGATTATTTACAAAAACTGTAGATAAAATTAAAGAAGAAAAAGTTGGTGGGGGAGTTAAAGTAAAATTTAAAACTTCTAATAAACTTAAAGATAAATCCGTATTTGCAAAAGTTGAAGAAGCATATGGAGCTAAAATTCCAGCTGATTTAAAGAAGTTTATAGAAATGTTTAATGGATGTAACATTATAGGTAAAAATACATGGGAAATGAAAAACTTTAATGAAGGATCTACATTATACATTCTTGATAAAGAAGAAGTTGACTTTTTCAAAAATACAGTAAAGGTTAATTTTATACCATTATTAAATGATGGATTTGGTAATTATTATGGAGTTAGCGAAAATGGTAAAATCGGATTCTTTAATCATGATTCCGGAAATGTAGAAGATATAGCTGACACATGGAGTAATTTTTTAACAAATAAAAATTTATAAATAGGAGGATTAAATTATGTCAACAATATTTAATGCAATAATTGAAGAAATGGAAATAGAAAATGATAAGTTATATAATGAAAAGATGTATACTGAATCTTTAAAAACTCTTCCAGAAGGAGATCTTGATTTTTCATTTGAATCTATAATTAATGATGAAGGAAAAGTAAAAGAATACTTCAGAAGATTTATAAGATTATTTAAATTCTCATCTATATCAAAAATAAATTATGATATAAACATTCTTAAGAATGTAAATAATCTTAAAGTTGGAACTAGTGATAAGAAGTTAAAAGTTAGTAAAGATACATTGAGTTTGGTATTTAAATTATTAGAAAATGGTAAATCTGCAGATGAAATGTTAAATAGCAGTATCAAATATAATAATTTGAGATTAAAAACATTTAATGATTTTCTATATACATCATTACCACCAGCTATATTCGCAAGTACTATAGGTCCAGGTGATAAACTTAAAAGATACTCAGATAATTCTAAAATAGTTCTTATGTTTGTAGGTGTTCTTGGATTATTATTCGCTTCATTTGAATATATAGATCGTGTTGATTTCGAAAAAGAAACTAATGTTATATTAGATATTCTTACATCTTATATAGGAATAATCGCTGGCGATGCTGCTGAGGTTGTTAAAGCAAATGATCCAAATGGTACCGCAGATTATGTTGAACTTAAGCAGTCTACAGTACAAAAGTTAAAAGATATTGCAAATAAATTAAAGCAAGCTGAGACTGAACAACCTTATACAGCTAATGAACAACAACAAAAAGAATACGCTCAATTATTAGTAAGTAATAATCAAACTTTATTCGTTGGAGCTAATTTACTTAAAGACGTTGCTTCTAAATCTCTTATTAAGAAAAATGCAATAGCATATAATAAATTTAAAGAACGTGCTAGTCATAGTGACCTTACAATGGATAATGCTAGAAGATTATCTGAATTAGTTGATGTTATGGACATATTAAATAGCATTATCAAATCTCTTTCAGTTATTTTTGGCAGAATAGTAGATGACTGTAGAACTATGTAATTGGAGTGATTACTAATGGATATATTTAATATTATAGAAGAAATTGAACATGATGAACTAGTGTCAGGTTTAGAATCTTTGAGAAAAGAAATTGAAGAATATTGTGGATTTGATGTATATTTTGAATCTATAGTATCTGGTGATAATGTACTTAAGAAGTTTCTAAGTAAAATTGGAAAGTCTATAAGTACATTTAGCAATGATGGTAAAATAAAATTTGATACATCTATATTTGAAAAATAGATAAATCTAAAATATCTAAAGATGTAACTGGAGTAGCTACTCCAGAATATGTTAAACCATTCTATGAAATTATAGTAAGGGACCCAATATTTACTAACTCTGATTTAAATAGATTAGCTATATTAACTGAAAAAGTAACTACTAAAAATAGCGACCTTGGAACATTTGCTAAGTTCTTATCAAGCATATCAGGAGCATTTAGTTGGTTCTTTCTTATTACTGGAGTACTTGGAGCCTCAGTTCCAAGAGTAATTGTATACGTAGCATTAGAGATTATATCTTTAGTATTACGTGCATATAGTAATAGTGATGCTAAATATACTACTGAGAAAATGACAGATGAACAAGTTCATGAAACATTAGATCTAACTTGTAAATTATTTAATTCATTAATTGGAATAAATAGTACAATGATAGATGATAAGAGCTTAGATGCTGCTGATAAAATAATAGCATCATTATCTAATCCAACTAAAACTACAATAACAGTTGAAGATCAAAAAGAAGTTGCTAATATGCTATTAGAAGTAGCTAAAAAGTATAGCCAACAAAAACGTGAAGTAACTAGATACACTATGGATAAATCGTATTTAAAGATATTTAAAGAGTTTATGTCAGATATTAAAGTTACTGATAGTCGTATTAGAGATTTAGATGATTCTATGCTATATAAAATGGATGGTATCATAAGTATGGCTACTAAACTTACAAAATTATCAGATAAGATGGCAGTTGCATCAAATACAATTATGCGTGACATTAGAAACTGGTAGGAGGACATAAATGAATGAAGGAATATTATCATCAATATTTGATGATATTGAAAACATGAGTAATATTCCTCAAGATGAATTCAAAACTTGTTTGGAATCTATAGAATCTGATTTAGCAGAATTGGATTCTATAGACCAATCTATAGAAAAAGCTGAAAAAGCTAGTTTTGAATCTATTATAGAGGATATTAATCTATTTAATAGTGTAATAGCTTATAGAAATATTAAGTCTGGAGTTGCATTAGAAAGCGTTAGTTCTGAATTTGGTATAGCTAATGAAGGAATTAAAGACTTAGCAGAAAAAGGTATTGATGGTTTAAAAGCTATGGGTAAAAAGATATTAGCTGCAATTAAATCATTTATATCATTATTCAGATCTGATAAGAAGGTTATTAATGATCTAGATAAAGAGGTAAAAGCATCAAATGAAACATTTAAATACGATCTTTATGATTTTACATTTTTATTATATATGATACTAGTTTATGGTGAATTATTTCAATATAAATCGCCAATAACAATAAATATAGATAATTTTGATCCAATTTTCAAAGATGTTATAATAGATGCAACATCTATAGCCGATCATTATAAACCGAAAGATGATTATACAGAACTTCTGATGGATATGTTAGAATTTAAAATAGATCCTAACGCATTAGAAGAATATTTAAATAGAGCTAAAGACATCTCTACAAAGATTTCTAAAAATGTACCAGAAAATTTTGATTATAAGAAAAATGCTATACATTTAATAGAAATATATAAAAATATGGATCTTGAATCAAAATTGAATAAGATTATTAAAACAGTAGAAGACGCTCTTAAAGCTGCTAAGAAAAATATCGGAGATTCAAAAGAAACTGATAAAATTGAGACTATACAATTTATTAAACTTGCATATACTTCAATTCTTAGTATTAAATCATCATACCATAAACTGGTTAGACTATTGGTAATATCATGTAGAAAATATATTAAAGATTATAAAAAAGAATTTCCGAAAAAATAAAAAAAAAGAATATACCCCAATATAGATATAATTCTATATTGGGGTAATCTTATTATTTACTGCTTGAATCTACAAATACTATAACTACTATCCAAAACAGTATATTTAAAATATATGATGCTAAATGACGTTGTAGATTATTTGTCACTACTAAATTGATATCATTTAGCCATTTTAGAATAACATTCACACCTATGAATAGTAATAATACTATAGATATGATAAAAAGGCCTAATAATAGACCTTTTAATAAATTCATCATCTTAAATCACACTCCAGCCATTAACCATAACAATGCACCAAATACTATTGCACCTAAAATAATTGTAGTGCAAATTTCTGCTATTCTCTCAAAATTGAAAATCACGAATAATAGAATAGCTATTGCAATTATCCACCAAATCATGTGAATCACTCTCCTTTAATTTTAAAATATAAAAGAGGGAATAATCATTTCTAACTATTCCCTCGTAATTTCTTAGATTTCAACCATTGTTGGTGCTTTAATAGTAAAATGAATCTTACTATAATCTTTATGCCATATTTTGTAAATTTTAATAGTCTTTCTATCTATACTAATTTCTATAGATAGATTCAACTTTAATACATCATTCATCAATAAATCGATTTCACGTTCAGTAAACCTTCTTCCAGTTGATTTACTAAATGAAATTTCTTTATCTTGAATAACTTTTAAGATAATGCTTTTAATATGAGGAATATTTATATCCTTACTTTTATTCCATTTTGATAAATTTAGTTCTTTGTTATACCAACTAAAATTCTGAAATATATGAATATATTCACCCACAGTAAAAACAGTTAAACATTTTTCCATAACCTACCACTCCTTTATATTTTGTTATATCTATACTAGTATATGTAATCGTTAAAACGCTATCTCTTCATTCCTTCGCATATTCTTGGATTTTTCTATATTACCATTATTAATACAATTAAATTGATAATACCTATGGTAAACATATATACTAATGGATAAAAATTATATACAGCTAATATTAATCCAAATATAAATAATACTAATGATATCCAACCCCATTTAACTAAATTATCACGAGACCATTTCATAATATAATCCCTCCCTATAAATATACGAATGTCAATACCAGTACAATTATCATAATTAAACTAAATGAACCAAAAATAGATATATTTTTTCCATATCTAGCTCTAACATTATAAGGTTTCCATATATTTTTCTCATATAATTCTTTATTATCCTTAACAAGCGTAAATCCAATATATATTAATCCAAACTCAACTAACATCATTAATAACTTACCCATTATTAATCCTCCCCGAAATACTATAACTCACAATCATAAGTTATATTTTTTAAATTATAATAGTTTTTTAAACTTTTTCCTTTAGTTTTTGTATAATTTTCAACTTTAATATCATATTCAGTCCATTTATCAATTACATCAGTAAATCTTCTTGGTATCATCTGTTCCATTATATAATCTCTATACCCGTCTTTATCAAGACATACTATAAATTTAAATCTAGTTTTAACACCATGAATGCTATTAAATCTATGGGTAATTCTATTAATATACAAATTTAAATCTATCTTCATAGTATCTTTATCTCCTTTGATAAACTCTTTAATTGATTCATTGTCATATTTTCTATTTTATCTACAAGCTTTACTCTCTCATTCGCTAATAGTATAGAAAGTATAACTAGTTTTAACTTTTTATATTGACTCATTTTTATCCTCATTTCTTCTTAATGATCATAACTGCTATATCTACTAATCCATAACCAATAAGTATTCCTAAACAGCCATAAATAGCATAAATTATAAAGTTCTTTAGTTTCATATTACACACCTTCTTCTCTTTTTATTTCTTCTATAGCTATTCTAACAATTTTGGTTATATTATCTTCACTTAATTTATTATCCAGTGACGACTTTATTATATTTTTAAAATCGTCACTTTCTAATGCATCATTAACAGCTTTATCTACAATATTAGTAGATGCTAATAATCTAAGTTTTTCCTTACCTTCTTCAATTTCCTTTGTTAATTCTTCTATTTCTTTACGAAACTCTATTTGTTTCTTCTTAAGATAAATAACTAATGCCGATATTAATATTATTATACAAATAAGTGCTATTGTAAATCCATTACTCATATTTTCACCATACCTTTCCTAAATATTCTTTATTATTTATTATTCCAATTATCTAAATACAATAATGCAAAAATTACTAAAATTCCTACAATCGTTCCAGTAATCATAATACCCTCCTAAAATCAATTTTAAAGCCTTTATAGGCCATTTAAACGCATTCTATAGATATAAGTGATAACTTAATCATATTTATATTTAAACGCTTAAATTATACCATTATAATGAGTTATAATAGATACCATATCTGCCGTAGTATTATGTTTACTATTAAATGCATCTATCAATAACTTAATATTAACATCATAACTCTCATATTTAATTTTCTCATTCTTAAATGCCATTTAAACGCTCTAATACGCGTTTTGAGACGTTTTAAACTATTAAATGAATATTTTATAAGCTTATTTATTAAATCGTTATAAACACTGTATAAACGATTAAAACATCTATATATTTTCCATTATTAGTTTAGTTAAATATAATATAACAACTCCTATCCCAAACCATAATACAGATTTACACTCTATATCTGGTTTATATTTATAATACGGATATCTTCTAAGTTTCTGATATTTATCGCTAAAACCACTTGATATTGCTAGACATATTAAAAATATTGAAAATCCTATTATTAGTATTACACCTTTTAACATTTACCCACCTCTTAATATTTTGCTGTACATAAAGGTTTGGAGAAGGAATTACCCTTCTCCAAATTTTAACTTATGTCCAATTCCTTAAATACTTTAATCAAATACTCATTATCAACATTTTTAATAATGCTGTCAGTATTTTCTATTTTCTTCTTAAACTCTGCTATAGCTCTATTATATACTTTTGTATTTCTATCTACAATAGCATTTAATATCTTACAAAGTTCAACATATGCTGGATGTTCTTTATTAATTCTACTACCTCTACATTTAGGATAGTCAAATTTCATATAGAGTTTTATTTTATTAGAGTTATTATCACTAATAGGAAAACTAAGCATCGCTACATATGTTTCTTTCCTTCTAAACTTAATGTATTTACCTATTATTGTAGTTCTTGCAATAACATTATGAGTAAATACGGCATCTTTAGCTATTTCTAGTATACTTTCATCTGGAATCCTATTCCTTTTTATAAAAGAATTTACAAATTCCTTAACTTTTTCATCTAATATAGTAATCAGATCTTTATCGTATACTTTTGCAGACTTAAGAAGTATACCAATACTTACATTTCGCAAGTCTTTTTGACATTCTCTCAAGTATTGATATAATTCATCTGTTATTAGCTCTTCTTCTGCTAATATTGATATATTTGATGCAAACATATCATATTCGTCTATCTTACCTCTATATAATTGTACATCCATGTGCTTATCTTCCTTTATATTTATTTTGTACTAAACTGTTATATGTCTATATGTCCACCCACGAGCAATATCATATATTAGATATAATGGAAGACCTAAATCTAATGCTATCTTATTAAGTCTTTCACCATTTTTAATTCTAGTTTTAATACTAAATACCAGTTCATCACTTAAATATGATTTCTTCTTTACAAATTTCATTGCATGGGCAACATTTTCTCTTTGAGTAATATACTCAAGATTTTTAAGAGAATTATTATGTTTATTAGCATCAATATGATTTATAATCATATCTGGAGCTTGTGGACCTAAGAATGTATGAGCTACTATCATATGAACTTTGCATCTAATAGGCATGTTATTATCATTCATAAGGTCTACACTATAATACCCTCTTTTATCATCGAATGGAATTAGCTTTCTACCAGTAGATTTACGAAAAATATTTCCATTTTCATCTACAACATACTTACTAAATTTAGTACCTCTGAAAATACATTCTCTTTCCATACTAAGCTATTTCCTTTTCTCCATCTAATTCTACAGTAGTTATATTAGCTTTACCTCTCATTGCTAAGAATAAAGTCATATAACCTCCTTCTATTAGACTATGTTTAGGACTCACTTCTCCTCTAATTGGATTAAATGTTATTCTATATGGGTTTAGTGCTAAAAAGATAGATAAAGATATATCTCTATGTAGTGTAAATATACCACAAGAGTCTCCGTCCTTATCTCCCTTAAAGTTCCCATCTAATGTAATATCATTAATTCTTAATACATCTTCTTCAGTAAGTCCAATACATTTTAAACTTATTTGACTTCCGAAATAAATATTAGGAGCTCTATATAATAAGAAATAAGCCCAATTATTTTCTATCATATCTGATAATACTTTATCCATTATATCTTTATCTTCTTGAATAGGAATATTTTCTCTCATTCTAGCAAGATTTTCTGGAGTAGCTCCATGTTTAAGATATAAATCCATATAATCATTTTGAGTTATTTCTCCAAATGATTTATAACCCATAGTGAATACATCTAATCTAGGATTATCTGTAAGTCCACTAACTATAAAACGGCCACTATTTGGCATACGTCCACCAAAAAGAACAGATCTTATAAGACTTTCTTTATCATCAAGAAGTTCAACGTATATCTTTTCTTTGATATCATTAAAATTCTCACTAATAGTAGAAAGCTTCTTTAAGATATCCTTACTACTGCTATATTCTATACTAGTAGCATTTATTTGATCTGCTAAACTAGATATTTCTATATAACATTTATTAATTGGATGGGTTTGCATATTTTGACTTCCATCCAATTTATTATTTAGACTAAAATGTCTAAAGTTTTTACTAAGTACTGGTATATAATAAGTCATTGCATTTCCTATATGCTTTAAGAACTTTTCTACAAAATCTTCTTGCACATAATATCTAATGAATGCTTCTAATGACTTATCATCTTGTAAATCTAGTAAAGTCCATCTATTTTCTTCACCTTTTCTAATTCTAAAGTTAGTAAGGTTATTCATAATAATTTGCTTTAATGATTTACTATCTTTTTTAGTTTTAAATATAGACGCTTTCTGTTTATCCTTATCTTTAATATCTAATTTACGTAGATGTTTAAGAAACACATCAAACCAATAAGGATTAAATATTCTATATTTAAGCCTAATCCATCCACGAATCTTCTCAACTAGAGTAGTCTCGCCTTTACAATGTGGACATATAATCCCACTTCTAGAACCAACTGTTTTCCCACATCCACAAGCAAATCTCTTCTGCTCTACAGATTTAGGGTCATCATCTCTTGGCCCAAAAAGATAACTATAGATACCAGTACTATCAACCATACTGTCAATATCAACCAATGTTTTAATATTATACGATACAGAAGTATCAATATCAAAACCTATACCACTCTTAATATCCTCTTTATATAACTCATTTAAGTTTGAAGTGGTGATTTTTAGTGCAAATTTAATACCTTCTTTTTCCTTGTTCGCATTTGAACGTTTAGCGTTAATTTCTAGTAATTGCCTATAATCATCTAGAACCTCACTAAAAGAACGAATCGTGCTGTGCTGTTGCATTCCCATACATTTTCCTCCTAATACATTATTTTTTGGATAATGTTATCAACATTTATATCACCCAGTACACTATAATCGATATTTCTGATATTATTAACTAATGTTCTTTTAATTCCATGTTTCTTAACAGGTGTTACATTTTTAATAAATATCTTTTCACTTTGAACTTTAGTAGACCCATATATAGTACTAGTTCTACTTGTAACATTAAGTGCATAATTAAAATATACAACTTTTTCATTGTCCTTATCATCTTTATCGTTATAATACGCATACTCTACTAATGATATCATTCTGTCATTAACATCATCTGAATATATCTTCTTTTTACTTCTGTACATTTCAACTAATCACCTATTTCAAAAATAAAAAGAATTATATCATGCTTGAAACTACATTAGTATATGTAATTATTCATATGATAAGATTCTTGTTTAATTATTTTCACTTAATTTCTTTTGTTCTGCAACTTGTACTGAATTATATGCTTCTATTTGAGGCATAAGTATAAGAGTTCTAAATTCATCACAATATTTATCTATAGATTCTTCTCCAGCTTCTTGTACAAGTATTTCTTTAATACCATTTACAAGATCTTTACAGCTCTTATCTAAATCTAAGTCTCTCATTATTCCAGATAATACTCCTAAAGCTTTACATATTAAACTATATTCTGGTAATGCTTTGTTATTCTTGATTTGTATCAAGTTCATTATAGACTCACCGCTATAATTCATTGCACTCATACTATCATCTGGTTTAGATATTTCTTGCTTAAGACTAGCATATGGAGTTTCTGCTATTTCTTCAGATTTACCAGTTATTTCACTTTCAACTGGAGCTACGAAGAATATTCTAGTAGCAAATAATCCACTTACTTCTATCAAGTCGTTTGCCATTTCTATTAAAGTAGAAGGCACTTTAAGTCCCATTTCTGCTATTAAAGTATCTACAGATTTATTTTCTTTTAAATGGAATGGTAATAATGCTAATAATGTTCTACTTAATTCTATAAGCAACATTTGAATTCCTTCATATATAAATGGAGTAGTTTCATTTCCACATATAGTTTTCATCTTAGGAATATCTTTAGCTAGATTAAATAAACCATTAACTGTTTTAATTAATTCTTCATCTTCTTTATAAACAGCATTTACAGTTGCGATTGCATCATCGACAAATTTGAACATTTTAGATTTTCTAAAATCCCCAGTTAAATCTAATGATTCTGGATTAGTTTTGTAGAATAATTCCATATTAGATACATATGTATTTGCATAGTTTGATATAATTTCAACCATATTTAAACAGTCTGCTTCGCATGGTAATTCTTCTACACCACCTTCTAGATTACTAAAATCTGCTGCAACTCCAGCTTCATCATCAGCTGAATAATAGTCAGAACTCATATCGTCTTCTGGCATTTCTTCACCAGATGTTGCTTCTGGATCTACTGGAACATCTCCACCTTCAGGTGGCATATCATCCATTCCTTCATTCCAGTCAGCGTCTACTTGTTCTTCAGGCATTTCTTCTGGCGGTAATTCATCATTTGCGTTTAATTCTGTTTCTAAATCTTCAAACCCAATTCTATATTTATAATTAGGGTGAGTCATATGACATTCTATACCATATTTCTCATTTAATATAGATTTCATTATCTTTCTATAATTCTTATTCAATTAGTACACCTCCTATGAAAGTTTCTTAATTCTTAATAATTCTGCTAAATCTTTTTGAAGTTTTGAAGCTTCACTATTAAATTCAGATGCTGTTCTCTTAGTGAATATAGGACTTCTATTCATACTAGCTGTAATTGTATCTGTATTTATATCATACACTCCAATACTCATAAGAGGTAAATTATTATACATCTTATTAACAGTACTTCTATTCATAATATCAAATCTAGCATCTTGTAACATTTCAGCAACGTTATTACTCATAAGTATATTAACAAATGGTTTCTTAATATCAGCTACTGCATTCATATTATCATTAAGAACTTTAGCTGCAACTTTATTACCTTCGCTACTAGCAGCCTTTATAGCTTCTTTAGATTTAAAAGTAAATACAGATTTAAGTTTTTCCCACCAACTTCTACTAGCATCTTGAGCAGCTTGAAGTATTCTGTTATTTTGTTTAATAAACATTTGAGCTATCTCATTAGCTGGTACAACTTTAGGTATAACTTGTACTCCCATCATATACTTCTTAGTATGAGCTTTAGCACCATTATCTAATAATATAGTAACTTCTGCTTCTACATATGTAGGTACAGAACCAGTAGCACTTTCTCTCATAACAGCTTCTTCCATAGATACTTTAAATTTGAAATGTTTATCTAAGTTTTCAATAAATGCTTCAGCAAAGTTATCTATAACTTGAGATCCATTAAATTTTCTACTAAATACGCTATCACCTATAGTTTTATAAGCTTTCTTAGCTTTATCAAATTCTACAGAGTCGAAGCTAGTCATAAATGGAAGCTTTCTATATAAGTTTGGAGTATTAGCTGTAAGTCTTCCTTCTATAGAACTCATTATTAAACTTCTAACTGTCATAGCATTGATAACTTCTAATGATTTACAATACATGTTTCTTACATCAATTGGTAAATCATCAGACACTACACATATTAAAGTAATAACATTTGATCCTAGTGGCATTGCACCTTTAGGGTTATTCAACATATCCCAGAATGTAAATAAAACATTTGTTACAACTGGTTCAAATACTCTGTAAGCAGATCCTACTAAATCTCTTACCCCAGTAGCAACTGCTCCACGCATCATTCCTACGAAATCCCCGTTATCACGTACATTTGGAGCACCTTGATAATGGACGTGACTATGAGTGTCTGCGCTATTTCTAGTAGAATAATCATACCTATTTTGGTTTCCGTCTACATTTGTAGTATTATAAGTATCATCTTCCATAGCAACTTCATCTTTATTAACATCTTCAGTCGCAGTTTCAAGATTCTCATTAGTTTCATTGATTTTTTCATCAATGTTAAGATTATTGGACATAAAAATTCCTCCTTTTTAAAATTTCTAACAGGGGGTTGTTTTTAACAAAATGGATAAAAAAACTGAGGTTACCCCCAGTTTATATACAATTATTTCCATTGTCCTACAGGTTTTACCATGTTTGGTACCAAGCTTTGACCGACAACTTCAGCATTTTCTATTGGTTGGTATCTATTTGGAGTAACATGTGGTTCTCCATTATTTGCTAAGTTCATCATGTTGATAAATTTGTTAATATCTTCTGGAGTCATAGTTCCAAATGAATTATTAGGTGTAACATTTGCAGCTAATTTAGCTTCTTCTTGTGCTTTAATAGATGCTATTAACTTGTCTCCTTCTTCTGATAATAGGTATTCTGCATAACTATCTATTTTAACAATTTTATCATTATATATAATAGTATTTATTATACTCATGAAGTCGAACGTTGGTATTCCAAAATAATTAATTATATTAAAATCTTGGAATTGAGTAGCATCTAAATATCTATTGAAACTATTATCAAATTTAAAGTACTCTCTTACTTGTACTTCATTAAATTGAGCATATTTTTCATCATTTATAACAGCTCTAATTTTATCAAGTATTTCTAATACTCTCTTGTACTTTCTTTCAACTAATAATGCATCAAAGTTCTCAATATCTGTATTATAGATAGTTCCTATTTCACTATATGATGCTTTAACTAAATCTTCAACTTTCCCAATGTAAACTAATTTATCTTCTTTATTTATATTCATTCTATTTCCTCCTATTTATCTTATATTTTAAATATATTATGTCCACTAAAGTAGTGGTCAAACAATTCCGGCATATATGTGTACATTTCAGATAATCTACGTATATTTTCAGTACTTTCATTTTTAAGTTTATATAAAACCAAAGACTCTAAATTACTAGCATCTTTAATTTTGGCTATTAATACTATATTAAATACAGTATTTAATGCCATTTGCGTTAAATCATCTTTATTGATATTCTTATTCAAATCCTTATATATTTCCCATATATATTCTATAATTTTAGTATATTTGTTATTGATTAATTCTTGACGTATTAGTACAATATGTATCAATTCATTAACTATATCATCTTTAGATTTGTCTAAGTTATCAGACAAGTCTTCTATTTTACTAATTTTAAATTCAGTCAATAGCTTTTTCTCAATAGCGTACAAATATCCATCATTAATTACAATATTAGTACTAATTTTTAAACCTAGCAAGCTTCTAGATATTAAATCATCAGTATAATCAAATATCTCAGAACTTTCACTTGGATCACAAGAATCAAGATCAATTCCTTTTTGTTTTGCAATAACTTTTTGTAAACATTTTAGATATTTGTTATAATCATGTACCTCATTTGATAATAAATCCATAGATCCAAATATTTCCATATATTTCTCATTTATCATATTACACACCTCTAATACTTTCTACCATAGCTTTATTTGTCTTGAATAACTTTAATTCATCTTCAGCTGTTTCAAATACTAGGTCTATTAGAAATAGTTCAAATCCTGTTACTCCACCCTTATAACGAAGTTTAAATACCTCCATATAATCAGATCTTGTGTAACTATTTACTACAAATTTTAAGAAATCTGATATGAATTTTCTAGATGATAACGACATACCATTATAAACACAACGATCATTTTCTATATAAGTAGCTATATCATCACATAGACGTGTTATTAATACCTTATTAACAGCTATAAGTTCTGCACATCTATCTGAGACTTTATTTATATCTATAGAATCTAAATCCAGTCCTGATTTAACTAAATCTATATCTACGTTTTTAGATTGAGTATGTACCAAATAAGATAGTTCTACATTATCCTTATATAACATTAATCCACTAATTGGAACATTCTTAAGAGGTTTCTCATACTCTATACATGAACTAGCTACTTGAAATAATATATCAGATGGAGTATCTGATTTATGTTTATGTTCTAATAAATTATATAAATTTTCCCGAAGGGTTTTCACATCTATTGATGCTAAATTTAGCTTAGTAAACATTTCAGTTAAAATAGTTTTATTCATTTTTCCTCCTATTTAAATTAATTTTATCATTATTCATACATATTATTCATTGCATTACTTAATTGAGAACCTATTATATCGATATCCTTATCATTATATGGATACACAACTTCCATAAGTTTCTTATCATCAACTAGTTTACTTAATTCATTAGTAAATCTAGTACTTCCAATTACTCTAAGAACTCTATTGTATCCACGAGTTGTTTCTGCTAAACTTTCAACTGAATACTTACTTATTCTAGAATTATACTCAATATATGCTAAAGGTGTACTAAGACATATACCTTTAGTTGTATCATTATAGGTTACATAGAATAACTGATCTCCTTTAGGTAACTTTCTCATTTTATTTTGTCTAGATATCACCACATACTTTTTCATTTTATTTTTCTTCTCCATTATTTGTCACTCCTTAACATTTGATTAATAGCATCCTCAATGTATTCCTTATTTATTTTCATACTAAACGAAATACCTCTCCAATTTCCACCAATTTTATCAGACATTATGTCTTTGGCACATGAAATGAATTGTATGTTACCTAATATCATATTAGCTTCAAACATATTGATAAAGTATTTATGAATTTTAAATCCTTTATCTTTATTCCATAATATACTACAAATCTTCTTATTATCGAATGAATCGTTAAAAGCATATACCAAAAATACTGAATTATTATCATCCATCGTTACACGTCTTATTCTAATTTTACGTATTTCTTTCATATTTCACCTTCATATACATGACATTCATTCTTCCACTTTTTATAAGCATCCAAATAAATTTCTCCTTTATCCGAATTGTATGTAATCTCATAATACATCCCATCCGGTATTGTTGTGCTTATAAGACATTTATGGTTTCCCAATAGACTACAATGCCAAACTACATACACATCATCCATTTTAATAGACGACTTATCAGTTTTCTCTACCTCCCTGTTAAAATAATCAATAACTAGCTCTTTAGCCTTTTCTAGGAATCTTGAACTTCCTAACTTTGTCATATTAATCATCCTCCTTTATATTATATTTTAAAGTTTATGACATAACTTTACTACTTTATTATATGTAATTATTTAAAAGTTAATTTTAACGGTAAAAAAATGATAACCCCGATAAGATTAATCTTATCGGGGTTTATTTCCCAGAATATACGAGGGAATGTCAATTTATCAAATCGACGATTACATATACTATAGTAGATATATGTGAAATTATATTCGTACTATATAATTTCAAATCTTCATATATTCAAGGTAGGTGATAATAATGATACTACATAATGATCAGTATTATCATGATATGTTGAATAATTATATGGAAAGTGATATTAAAACTTGTAAATATAATTACTATCAACATAACATTAATTTCTATCATTACATTAAAGACATAATGTCATCAATTAAAACTAAGTATGATTTATCTAATGATAATTATATTCCAGTAATGAATTATCTAAATAAAAGATTAAATGATACTATAAGAGAAATTGAGTATTATAATCAAAATGTAATAATTAGAAATTAGTCTACGACACTTTTAGAGAAGTTAGTGTATAAAGAAACTTCTCTTTTTTTTGTTAAAATAGTAGGACACTTCTACTACATTTTTTCTTGTTATAAAAATAGTACGATTCCTTCTTTGTCATAATATGAATTTATAAAATCCATTAATACATATATAGATCTAAGTACATCTATATCCGAGAAATCTTCATTCCATACTAATAGATTCCATTGTACTACTTTACCGTTAACTGTAATTGATAGCACAGATTGCTCAGATAACTCCATGATTTTTTGACGTTTGTCTCCTAATAAAGTGTAGCTCTTATTATCATCAGCACATTTATCACATTCACGATCTAATTCATTTAATTTATTTCTAATATACATGTAATAGTATTTAGATAATTTCTTAAGCATATCATTTTTATCATCTCTATAATCATCAAATATATCACTAGTATTTATAAATTTTATTAAATTACTTAGATTTTTATATTTTCCTATCATAATTAATCCTTCTTATTGTCTATCTCATCATAAATTTTATATCCATTATAGCTATTACCTACTACAAGTTTTAAACCTTTCATATTTTTATCTTCATTTGGATTAATAAAGTTAAATGTATAATCATGGTTTTCTATATTAAATGTTACACTACCACTAAATAAAGTATCATTTAATAATGTAGCTACACTAAATCTATTACCATTTGTATCATTTAATATCATAGTAGGGTTCATAACTCCAGCATCCCAATTTCTTTTGATCATTTCATTTCCATGATAGTATATAATGTCATCTCCATCTAATCCACTCTTAATAACATTATCGTGACTAACAAAAAAAGAATACCTACCAGTTCTATAAAGACTTATTTCTTCTGGAACCAATGTACAGTATTCTTTAAACTCATCCTTAAATTTATAAGGATGATAATTTTCATAATCTCCAACACGTCTCCATATAAATAATGGAATATCTTCTTTATCTTGCACTTTAATATTACTATCATTAAGAATATTACCAGCAGGAACTTTTACTTTCCAGTCTCTTCTCCATCCTGCTGGTAGTGTGAATCTACGTTCTACCTTTTTACCATATCCTTCTTTATATAGAGGAATTGCTATAAATGTTAAATTAGTTATACTTCTGACGTTATAAGGTAATATACATAATGCATTATCTATACTCCAAATTCCATCGGTAACAGTACAAACGTATTTCTCATAATATCTGTCATCGTCATCTTTACAATAACAAATTACTTTCTTTGCAGTACAAGTACCAGTTATCTTTCCATTAATATCAAAGCTTGTAATCACTGGTGGATTTAACCTATCATCAGCACCTCTATTATTAGGAGTATTCTTACTAAGATATTCCATATAAATATCAGTACTGATAATTTCCCACTTAGTATCTGGATAAACTTCAGCTGGATTAATTGATTCATATTCTGGAGTAGGCCATTTATATGCTTTCCAGTTATTGATTATATAGTTATTATGTACCTTTTTAAAATTATCTGTAATTATTAATTTAGGTAATTCTATATAAGGATATTCTGGTCTTGTGTTTTCTGGTTGCCATAAATCTTTAGATCCACTTACCCATCTAGGAGCCGCAATAAATCCATTATATGCAGACGGATTTGTATCATCCATTGCCATTACTTTAGATTTATAATCAGGGTCAGATAAATCTATATCTTTATACTTACGCCAATCTAGAAATCTATTATAGATTTGACTATTAAATGGGTACTTATTTAAGAAGTTACTACCATTTGCTACTATTATATATCTAACATTAAATTCACATTCTTTCCATTCTGTTTTATGTAGTCTACTACAAATTCTTACAGCTAACTTATATGTATCATCTTTATTGATTTGAACTGGTATTAACCACTTTAATGTAGAGTAACATATTCCAGTCATTGCAACACCATTATAATGACGTTCGTCACGACCTTCACTATTTACTCTATATCCCCAAAAAGCTAAATGCATACTAAATGGTAACATTCTATCTCTAAATTCAGTTTTAACACCATCTTTAGACACAACTACACCATAAACTTCATACCAGTAATAATCAATCAATTTCTTACTGAATAGTTCACCTTCTTCATTTTGTACACACAAATTGAATACGTTAACTATTTTATCATCTGCATTTGTGTTACCAGTTGTGTATTGAGCATGATATGTTGCTTGTACATCGTAACTTCTATATGATTTAATAACACTAGCTGTACTCATTACAGCTGCAACGTTTACATTAGGGAAATGTCTAAGTTTTTCAACTTCTGGATCTATAGAAGTATTGTAAACAGTTGCATTTTCTATAATAATAGGACAGCTTTTGAATGTATTTATATTATACGTATTAGTCCATCCAAACCCATCTATGTTACCTAGACGTACATCACCTAATGTTATTCTAATATCATTAGATTTATTACCAGGCACACTATTCTTTATAATATTTAAAATATTATCAGTATTTTGATCTATTATTAAATCATTATTAAGTATTCTATTTTTGACATCTAAAAACGTTAAGAATCTAGTATTAAATTCTTCACTAGATGTACTATTTCTCCATATATTTTCTACATCTACAAGTCTTAACCTTATCCCTATAACAAATTTACCCCAATAATCAGTAGCATAATCATCTTTAAATACCGTATCATCTCCAGATATTACACTTTTAATCATTACAGGTAAGTATAAGTCAAATGTTAAGTTTGCATTTGTAGGTTTTTGATTAGCATTAAGTGACATTAAAAAGTATTCACCAATAGCTGGTAAATTTTTATGTGTTTTCTCCATAATCTCTTGGTTACTTCCAAGTTTAAAAGAATAATTCTTTCTACCATTTCTATAACCAATGTTAGATTTCATCTCATTATTATCGTATTCATAATTTTGATAAAAATTATCATGACCAGCAATAACAGAACCATCCAATTTTCCATCTTCATTGTAATTTATCCTATATATTATATCTCCAGAACTATTATAAAAAAACCAAAGGCCAACCTTAACATCGTTTTCGGTGTAGCCTTCAGCCATTCTTTTTTCAGTTCCAGGAAAATTAATAATTACATGTTTCATTATTATCCTCCCGTTAAATAATTGGTATTTTTTCTTTATTTAATACAAGGAGTTTGTTAATATCGAACAGGGCTACATATTTATCACACCATTCTTTATATTTATGGAATGTACCTGCTTTGATATTAAGTTTATTAACTTCTAAGTATGTTTTAGTCCTATTTGGACCCATATTATATATACCTTCAAACCCTTCTCTACTACTTCCACGTATTACCATGTAATAAGGTAAGAATATTTCAGGTTCTTGTATTTCTATACCATCTGGTTTACGTCTAAAATGATGCTGGTTACTATAATATACAGCACCATCAAATAAATCTAAACGTTTATCCGTCATAGTTTTAAATACATTATCCTTACTAAGAATAAGATATCTATTTTTACAACCTATTTCATTTTGGTGTATTACAAGTGCAGGATGCACTTTATGAATATTAACAAGTTTAACACGCTTTTCATCTTTACTAAAGAGTTGAATAGCATAAAGAATAGTGTTTAATGGTCCCCAAGTTTTAAGATCTACTCTATCATTACGAATCTTCATCCATTCTGGGAATATTTCTACATGGACTGCTGATCTTTCTACTGTGTATAGAAATATAAGTTCTTTATTCTCTTGAAGACTACTTTCTATAAAAGTTTGGAATAATTGTTTAATCGTATCTTCTATTTCTCCTGTATCTTCTTTTAATGGGAGTCTAAATAATACTGAGATACAGCTATTAACGTCAATATAAGTACGTTTAACATTACTTCCAGTATAAAGTATAGTTTTAATAAGATCAAGTGCTATTTTAATAAAAGTAGAACCAGCTTCAATTTGTTTATCAAGCTTTGGTTTATACTGTTTATCCAATGATTCCATTTGTGAAACCTTCTATTAATCGTTTCGTATCGGGATATACGACGTCAATTATAGATCTTAATTTTTGTACTATTACTTTATCTTTTATATCTACTACTATTTTACCATTAGATGCTAGTAGGGATTTTGATGTAGCTTCTAATGATAATAATGCTTCTTCTCTTTGTGCTGGTGTTCCTGTTAATATTGTGTTTACTGCTAATAAAATGTGTGAATAATCTTCCATAATCTACCTCCCAATAAAAAGAGAGAGCTCCTATATTAGGAGCTCATCTTGTTAGATAGATATAGCAAACCCTACAGCTACATCACTAGTAGTAACTCCTACTTTAAATGTAGTTCCATTAGCTAGAGGAGATACTTGTTCTCCTCCACCAAAGTATCTAAAGATTGCAACTTTTCTGAAATCTGGTAGGAAGTAAATTCTTCCATTTGCATTGTATGTAAGAATGATATCTGTAGTTAAATATTTCCAGAAAGGATCTGTTAACAGCTTAGTTTCATCATACATTTCTGATTGAGAATTGCATTGACCCAAGATGTCATCTCTGTCATCTTGTTTTCTTACAAATTTACCACTGTATCTGATTAAAGGAATCTTTTTGAAAGAACCTGTATCAAGACCAGTTAAGTTTACCATTTGTTTGTAAGCAACTGATGTTTTATCTAATGATGCTACGATATCTCTAATATCTACATATGTAACATCTAAATCAGACCCTGTACCTTCAGCTCCAGTTGTATAGAAAGAAATCTTTTCTACTAGTTTTCTTTTGAATTCTTCTAAAGTAGTAGAAATATTTGCTGCTACGAAATTATCAGTTGATACTTTAACTACTAAGTCTGTATCTAATGATTTATTAAATGTAAATGCAACATATAATCTATCATCTTTTACTTTGATATCTGAAATTTCAATGTGTTTGTGAGCAGTGTCTGATATAATTTTTGGAATATCAGTAATTAATGTAGCAGGATTATCTATTGTAAGTATTTCTGGTAATAATACTTCAGATACTACCGCTTCATGTTTAAGATATACAAATAGGTCTCCATTTGTATCATAACAGATTCCTCTTTCTTTATTTATAGCTTCCTTAAGATGTTTATTAATATCTTCTTTATTGATTAGAGTTTCCATTGATATATTACATCTTCCTAATATATCATCTCTATCATCTGTTAATTTAATAACATCATCTTTATTAAGAAATGCTACCATTACTTGTGGAGAATCTTTTGCCTTTCCATCTTTAATTAATTCTACTCTATCTACCATCTTGAATTTCTTTGAAACTGATTCACAAATTTTATCCACATCAAAGTTTAAAGATAAATAAGATAATTCTTTAACTGGAATATAACCAATAGTTATAGTTCCATTATTATTTGAAGTTAGGATATTTTTTTGATTACTTGTCGGAGTAATACTTTTATCCTTAAATCCCATAACTCTATCTTTATTTGAATATTGTTCAAATGTAAGACTTTCTGATTTCTTTTCACCTCCCATTAAGTTAGTTACAGCTGTCGCTGGTGCTGTTGTTGGTTGCAACTTTTTCATTTTGTACCTCCTACTATTTATATTATCGATAATATAAATTTATAATTAGTTGCGGTTAAAAATAATGGTACACCTATATAGACTCCGACAATTAAATCTATATAGGTGTAAGCCAAAATAAATAATGCAATCTAACTACAAATTCATCTTAGTATATGTAATTATTCACACACTAAGATTTCTATGAAGCCATACACGTTATATGACAGTCGCCTTGTTAAATAAATTACAGCAAAGCCAAAAATTCTGGTCTGTTGCTAATTGTATTATATTGACACTTTCAAACGTGTTATTCATAGTAAAATATTCATTTATATAATCAGTACATCCTCTTCTTAAGAATTGGAACCTGTTTATATTATAAATTCTTATAAGCATATCGTATGGTGATAATTCTTTACTTGTATAAAGATATTCTCCAATTAACATATCATTAGCCAGAATAAATTGTGTCATATCATCTAATTCAAGACTCATATCTTCCTGACCATATATTATCATATCTTTCATACGTTGTTTAGTATTAGCTCCTCCAAATAAATACCTAACTATAGTATCATATATTCCACCACGTAATATATCTCTACTTTCTAAATATCTAAGTCTTGAAGTTTCTAGGAAATTATATATTTCAAAATCCGCGTCTGCCTGTACTTTACTACACACATATGAACGAAGCATCTCTATAGCTCTTTTCATCTTATTATCACTAGTTAATGGTATACTATATGTAACCTTAGCTTTACCATTATTTACCTCAGTTTCAAATTTATATCTATGGAATATATTATCTACTAAAGGTATAGTATAATAACTGTCAACTATACAGCTATCAATAATATTTGGAATAAGGTTAATATCAGATGTTTTTCTATATTGTAATAATATTATTTGAATCCAATCATTCGGATTAAGCCATTCTGCTAATAATATTACTCTCATATGATCTTCATTTAATAATCTCCAGTTTGCTAATAGGAACCCTTTACATAATTCTTCATCTTTACTAGCTAAAAAAGTAAATAATTCCTCAAATCTATATGTACTATTATCTTTACATAACATTTCTATGATATTATTAAATATCTTAGTACATATATAACTATGGTCTATATCATACTTATTTTCTATAGGACTATAAGTTTCAATTGGAAGTTTGTATAATAAGCTTATAATATTATCAAACTTTTCTTTAGATATAAATTCGCAAATATATGCATTAATATAATTAAAAAAATCATAAAATACTTTCTTATACTTAGTATCCCAAGTATAATATTTAAAATCATCATATTCTATATCATCTTGAGTTATAAAGAACATGGCTAAATCTGATGCCATGCCCTTAGTAATAAACTCTCGAATAATGTGTTCTATCTCTTCTGCTGTTATTTTATTCTTTATTGTAGGCATCTTCCTTCTATTCTCCTTATAAAAATACGTACATCAAAAATAATAGTAATATTACTTTAGACATTCCATATTGAAGTATTCTTGCAATAAACATGACCATATCTGCAAGAAAAAAGCATATTACAATTGTAAATATAAATACCCATAAAAACATATCTAAGTCCCACTTTAATATGATAAATGAGTATGAAGCACTAGTTAATAATATTTTATAACTAAACTTACTTTTAGCTTCTAAGTCTATCTTACCTTTCCATAAATAATAAAATAGACATGTTAATATCCCTATATCCAAATAGAATCTATTAGTATCACTAGATAAAAATTTAGTGATATCATATAAAAGTACGTTTGTTAAGTATCCGTATTCCATATTAAGTTTTAAACACAATTGGTATAATAACCAAGTAAGAGTATGATCTTGGTCGCTATTTAGGACCATTACTACCGTTGGTTCCATTTTAAAACTCCCATTCCTTAAATGATTCGTCATCATTTGCTTCCATAAATTCTTTGAAACTTAATATTTTTTCTAGTGCATGTAATCCTTCTTGATTTAAGTATACTATACCTTTAGTCATAAGCATATCTCTAGTTATTTCAGCGTCATGTTGTATATCATTGAAATATGTTATTATATATGATAATTCTGTAGTTCCGTAAAGGTGTTTACTTATAAGTTTAGGTTTATATTCAAAATATGAGGCTTTATAGATGTCACACTCCAACTTATTAAAAAATTGTGGATTTGCGACAAGCCAACTAAAGAAATCATTTAATATATTTACGACACTTCCGTCATATAAAAATGAATCAAACTTAAATAAACTTAGATCTACTACGTTATTCATATCGAATACGAGATCTATAAATCTAGTCGGGTCTTCTCTTTCTATACTACTTTCTGTAGCATGTATTATTGGTTGTTCTAATAATGAACGAAGACCTCTTTGCAAATTAACATTAACTCCCATATTTTCACCACCTTATAATTATGTCATTTCTGTATTAGTAGGATTCTTTTCTCCATCTAACTGTTCGTCCGCTCTATCTGCATTCTCTCTTGTGTCTGCACTTTTAAATCTAGGCGTAACATCATCTATACCTAGTATTATAAATTCAGATTGTTCCCCCAATGGAAAGCAACCTATCATTTTATGACCATATTTGATAACTTTATTATTTATATTTTGAAAATCTACTTCTGTACTACTCCATACATCAATAGTATCAAATGTTATATCCTCACATGTTAAGCTATTTATAGTATGCACACCAGTAGTTTGGTGTGAGTGCATCTTAGGTCCAGACTCTTCTGTAGTTGGACCACTTAATGTAGCTTTACCAGTACTCCATTTTCCATTAGCCATATGAGCTCTAGCAGCTTTAAAATGAGGTATCCATCCATCTAATCTATGTCCATATGTAGTCCAGTTTTTAGCAACTATGCAACTTTCTAAACTTAATTTACTAGGAAGACCACTGTTATTAAGATTACGTTTACCAAGATCTGTATCTTCTTCTTGTCCTTCCTCAGATGCTTCAATACCACCCATAATAGATGGAATATATACTACAAATGTCGGATTACAAACGTTAGCTGACGCTTCAACTAAATAACATATTTCAACCACTCCAGTTGATCCAAAAGTACTACGTAGGTTCACATTACCAGACATTCAAATTACCTCCTTATTATTTATACAGTGCATTGTTAAAATCAGACTTTTGACTTAAACAATATATATTTTGGTAAAAAAAATAAATACCCGACCATACAACATAGTCATATGGCCGGGAAATATTTATTCTCTAAAATCTACTACAATTTTCTTACATATATGTTCACCTTGACAATCTGTTAGTCTTGGCATAGGTTTATTTTCTGGTCTAACTATACCAGTTATACTATCTTCTATCTTCTGCATAGCCCTTTCAAATGTCTCAGTTATAGCAATTTCATTTTCTAACTCATCTGGTATCCAGAATTTAAGATGTTTTCTTATCTCTTTATTTAGTGGTGCCATATTACGTTTAACAATCATATCATCACCAAATAAATCAACGTATTTATCTTTAATTTTAAATAACATATTAATTCTAAATGTCTTTAATTGAGCTATAGTAACATTAAGATCACCTTTAACTGTTACCAGATTAAGTAATTCTAATACTCTAGCAGTTACCATATCTTTAGTAGATATTAGGTAATCTACAATACTTTTTCTATCTTCGGTAGTTATTGCCTCATTATTTATTCTACCTAGCAATAATATTCCTACCCATTCTTCATTTGTTCGTATGTTAAAATATTTTGAAAATCTTGACATATTGACTCCTCCAATTAGTATTTATTATTTTGTCTTTCGATGTTAATTGCATTTTTCTTTAAGTAATATTCATACATTTCATTAACACCACCATCATAAATATCAATACCAATACTCATTACAAAATGTAATAAATCTGAAAATTCTTCCTTCGCTTTTTCTCTATATTCTTTATCATCCAATGTATGCTTAGAAGACTTCCAATATTTATAACACTCATCTTCTTTAAGGATTTCACCAAGTTCTACCATAAGAGCAAGATATCTATCTCTTCTAGTGCTTTTTCTATCTGTATTATTTCTAGAGAAAGTCATTTCATCAAAACATACTTGTTTAACCCATAAATCTTCAAGTTTGTCTAATGGATTATGGATATTCTTTTTATCTACATAATGAACATCTTTAGCGAAATCTTTTAAATGTTCAGATGTTAATGTCTTACGATATCTAAGTAAAAATGGTATATTTTCAGGATTATAACCATAATTTTTAAGTTCTCTATCTCTACCTTCGATACCTACATCATCTAATGGAGAAAATTTTACAATATTATCATTTGAATGATTTACAAACTTAGCATCAAGTCCTCCAATAGTTAATCCATCCAATAATATATTCTTATCATAACCAACTCTATCTGAGAATAGCAAGCAAAAGTATATAAATAATATATCTTTAATTATATAATATGTTTCACCCATATCAACATATCTACCCATGAAATTCTTAATTTCTATGTAGTCAGGATTATTACATTTACGTTCATTGATTCTAAATACATCAATTAAACTATTTATAGCAGCAAATGATTGAGGTGATTTATCATTTTTATTAGCAAGTTGTAATCTTCCAGCTTCAGATATTACCTTATTTACATCTACATATACATTTATAAAATCTGAATACATTAAAGCATTCAAATGTATATTTCCAGTATATTTATGTATATATTTTATAGCATTTAATAGAACTCTATAAAGCATTTTTCTACTTTGATATTCTAATAGATTCTTTACTGCATTTACTATATTTGGACGTATTTTATTTGGATTACTAGTATCAAATTTAGCATTATACTTATTTATACTTGTTAACATAAGACCTTCATCGTCTTCAGCAATTGGTAATTCCCATATACCATTTCTAAGTATAACATTAAATACATATGCATCAGCTACCTCATAATTTCTAAGTACTAAATCTTTTATTTTATAGTTAACAGGTGTTTTAGCTTTAGAATCTTCTGATTCACTGTTGAATTCTAATGCCTTATTAAGTCCTACTAAGTCTTTCCAAACTTGAAGATAGTCATTATTACTATCTAATTTTAAATCTAACACATATTCTACAAGATCCATCATAAATAACTCTTTATACTTATCTTCATCATCTGTATGATTCGATATTACAGATGCATTTAACTTTTCTATTATATTATACACAATTTCTACATCATCATTATGTATAGCTTTGCTAACATTTAATACAAATATTCTACATCTAAGATTATGATAATAAACGAATTCATTATTAGTTAATAAGTTTGTCCATGCACCTGGTTTATATAAACCCTTCAGTGCTACAGATAATAAGCTCCATATGAATTCATTTCTAATTTTTACATCATTAAATTCACCTATTGACATAGCATTCTTTAAGGCTTCTTTAAGTCTCATATTTGATACAGGTTTTTCAATAACATTCTTATCAATCTTATTATATTTTTCAAGTTCTATATTATAAGCTTTCTCCATTTCATTAGCTATATATTCCATATCAGCATATACAGGTTTAATTATATTATAGTTAGGGTCATCTCCTAATTGTAAACAGAAGCATTTATCTGTAGAGAAACCTGAATCCATATTAATACTCATTCTATAATTTGTTATATTATCAGTAATAGTTATAGTTTGATTTGCAATTTTCATACTATATAATATACTAGGAACTTTTCTAACTGCACTAAATGAGTAAAGTTTTCCTCTTAACAGACCTATTTTAAAGTTATGTATAGCAGTTATAGCACAATAAGGTTTATCATAAGTATGAACCATGTCTTCATTTATATCTATTGATGTTATTAAAGATTTACCAAGACCTCTTATATCTTTAACATATTTAGATTTAACAAATATCATAATCGCTGTATATATAAATTTAATTGATCTAACTCTTAAGCTGTGTAAATTAATACTATCAATATTTAAACGATCTAATATTCTTTTATCTATATCAAATACTCTATATGGATCAAACTTATATTTTTCTTTAATATGCTCATCAAAAGCATAGTCATCGAACATTACAACAGACTCTTTAACGTTTGCTATATATCTAGACTCAATTAAGTCAAATTTATAGCTTTCAGTTTTAAGTAATGACTGGAAACTCATCATTGGTATTAGACTATCTTTAGAAATACCAGTGACAATAAACTTAACTTTATCTCTTTCGAATTTTGGATCTTCTTCATACATTGCTCTAGTTATTATTGCACTCATTAGATTTATATATTTGCTATCTTTATTTTCTAACATATCAATTATAATTTTCTCTGTTAAATCTAGCGGATTTTCTATTATATCTATTAATTTAATTTTATTTTCCATATTCTATCTCCTTCTTTATTTAAATAACATCATCAAACACATATGCTTTATAGATAATAGCTTCATTTACACAACTTGCCATATATCCATAAAGATCTGTAGGATGTCTTTCTAACATCCAGCTATCTATAGTTTCCATAAATGCTACTATTCTATTAAAATATCTATATTTTGCATAGTTTACAGTAGTAACTCTAAATGGAATGCATTTAAGTATTTCTGGTTTCCATATATTATTATTACTATTTAAATATTTGTAGTCTATAGTATTATAATCTGCTTGGTTATCTAAATGATAACTTTTATTAAATTGCATTAAATAATAACACCAATCAAATTGAACACCATGAACTACAATAAGTTTATCATTATATTTAACTTGTATATCACATTCAACGATATAATTTCCTCTATTTACATATTTTCTTACTATTCTAGCTATCCAAATTTTAGTAAGAGGTTCTATTACAAATTCTACACCATCAAGATTACTACTTTTATCCACTTTAAAAGCGTATGTATTATATACATATTGACCTACTTTAAGGTTTAGATCATCGCTTCCATTTGCTAACTCTATAAGTCTACTATTAACATCATCTTTTAATCTATGTGGAACTACTACTAGTGTATTCTCATCTTCAAGACAATCCATAATTATACTTGTATCTATAGCTTCAGTTTCTATAAACTTTATAACAGCGTTACTAAGATCTGCTAGTTTACAACTAGGTTTTCTAAGTTTATCAATAACACTATTAACTTTCTTTTCCTTTATATCACGTCCACTATAATAAGGAATAGTCATTATAGCATTACTATTAGATAAATAAACGTTATGATAGTTATTATTTTCTGGACTATCAAGTTTATCATCACCATATAGAATTCTAAGATTTAAAGGAAACGCATTCATTATAGAGTTAAATGTTATAGGGTTTATCTTATTTAATGGACCTATTACAACATATGGATGATTCATAATCTCATTATATGCATCTAAGTCCCTACTTTGTAACCCTTGGAAATCATATGCACTCCATAATTTAATACTAGGTAAAGGATCATTATTAGATTTCTTGAATTTAAACATTAAATCAAAATCCTCTACGAATTCAAAATGGTTTATAGTTAATGTATCTAAAATTTTAGTATCCTTATCCCAAAATATAATTAATTTATTCATAGATTCAAGAATATCTTTCATAGATTCAGCATTTGTTAGCTCAACCTTAAAAATATTTCCGATCAATTCTGCTACGATATATTCAATACTAATATTATTATCTACCAATACTGGTAATGTATTTCCATTTATTAGTATTCTGAAATCATCTTTAATTGCTTTAATCATGTTAATCCTCCGTATTTGTTTAATTTACATTGGATTTTGTTAGAAAACTGATGGTGTAGTATATGTAATTATTAAATTATTGACTTACGTGATATAGTACAACGTCTTCTAATGGAGTAGGATCTCCTTCTAATATATCAAATGGTACACTGAATGGAATAACCTTTTTAACACTATTCTTACTAGCTCCTCCACCAGGAATTAACTCATTATATGCAATAACGAAGCTAAAGTTTATAGATATTCTATAATCTACATTATCTAAATTAGATGGAGTTTTAGTAGGTTCATTAAAACCAGTCTCAAAATAGCAACCAGTAATAATTATTCTACCTCTAGTTCTTTCTGCTAATTGTCTAAAAACATCAATTTGAATACCATTTAATAAAGTAGTATTATTAAGTACATTTGCTGAGTAAATTTTACCTAGCATTCCTTTAGATGTACCCTTTCCAACCAATGGTGCAAAATATCCTTGTACCAATCCCATAATTTCATTTTCCAATGCTACATTCATATGTAACCTCCTTAATATTATATTAAATATACGTTTGTATATTCACTTTATTATATGTAATTGTCGATAAAATAATTCCTTCGTATACTCAAAAAAAAATAAAAATGAGAAGCTCGAAAGCTTCTCAAGTTTATTTTACCAGAATAGGAATGGGTTTGTTTTGTAATTAACCCATTGGTATCCTTTCTTAGTTTGTTGTCCCCACTTACAATTATATCTAGGACTATAACTTTCTGTCGCATCTGTAAGGTCGTACCAATTGATACAACATTCTGAACCGTAATAGTCCAGATTAATCTTATATTCAACTAATGTGTTTAATGTAACCAATTCGACATTTGATAAATCATTTAATTTATACCATAATTGGTTAATTGTTTGATTTAAACTTTTAGATTTGTCCTTAACTATTTCTTTAGCTTTATTAATACCATTTTTTACATCTGTGACAAGTTGTACCCATTCTTGACTATTTGATTCAATTTTTAACATGTTACCATTTTCATCAAATTTCACTAAATCATTAAAAGCACGATCATAAATAGCAGCTGTCATTTCCATTAATCTTTGTCCTTGTTTTGTGTTTCTTAATTTTTTCATTTACATCATTCTCCTTCGTTTTTAAAATATTTTATTATAGTATTATTAGATATATTTCTTTCTATATCTACATTAGTATATGTAATCGTTAAATCGCTATCTCGCGATTCCTTCGAGCGGATTCTTGGATTTAAATAAAACTTAACAAATGAAACGTATACGAAGGAATAAAAAGAAAAATGAGTGGGAGAAGACACTCATTAAAAGAATTAATCTTTTAGCATTAAGCTACCTTAACATTAGAGTTATAGTCATCTAATTCATAAAGAGCTTCAAAAAGTTTAGATTCTAAAAATCTTTTAATTTCAAAATTATTAGAATTCCATTCTAATTTACATTCTTTACTGATATCAGACAGCTTATTTCTAATATAAGCAACTTTATTAAGATTATGTTGGTAGAAATCAAAATTACAACGGTGGATGTCGTAATCTATAAAGTTCCTATATTCATAATCATAAGTATCTAGTGATTGCAACATTACATATCACCTCGCTTAGTAATATATAATATAGTAAATAAATGCTCGGGAGCACACATTTACTTACTTATATTACTACTATAGTATATGTAATTATTAAATCAGTAAGTCTTCATTCCTTCGTATATTCTGAATTTTATAACGGTAAATAAAAATAATACCCCAAATATAGATATAAAGTCTATATTTGGGGTAAATTTATTTATTACCTACGCAGTTGGCATCATGTTATTGAATATTTCTCTCTTAATCAATTCGTCAACAGTATCCAATGCTGTATTTTTAGTTAATCCATATAATGTACTATCAAGTACTACATATGTTCTATAACTAATTAATAAGCTTTGAAGTAATTCTCTTACTCTGATATTTCTATCATCTACCATTGCAACGTTGAATGGAATACTCATTTCTATAACACCGGCTGCAGTTGCATCCGCGTTAAAGTTACTTGTTGGAGCTTGTTTAGGTATCATTAAGAAGAATAATGCACCATATTCAACTCTGTCGAATGTCTTATTAGGTTTTATGTAAGCCATTCCAGCACTGTGTGAGAAGTTGTTAAACTCAGTTTCAAGTCCATTATAAGTAGCAGCTTTAGAATATTCGTCACTGATTGCGTTCATCCAGTGTCTAGTTTGTTTTATTATAAAGTAGTTACTTAATTCTGCAGGAATTGTTAAAGTTATTTCTTCCACAGGGTTTTGTAAAGTAGTACATAATGGAAGACTGAAAAACGCAGATTTAAACACTGGTCTTTGAATATCCAATGCTAAGTCAGGAATTCCATCAACTGCTCTACAAGTTTGACAGATGTAGTTCCAATAAGCTTTAAAGCTTTTCTTTAAAATATCTCCAGATGGAACATCTGTATATATTTCTGGATAGTAAGTAGGAATCAAGATAAATAAGCTCTTATCTACCAATGTAAGTCCTATTAAACTATCCTTGCTAGGGTCAAGATATTCGCATGATACTAATGATTTTCTTCCAGTTTTACCTTTAGTCCAGTAGTTATTTACGAACCAGCTACCATTAGTAATACTTTCTTGACTTAGGTGCCCAGCTAAATACATTGAATTATTTGTAGCCATTTGTCATCTCCTCCTAAGCCGCATTAGTTTTATCACTAGTCATAATCATAGCAAGTCTGTTATTTCTACTATATTCATGTCCAGTAACACTAATTTCTACTAAAATTACTGAGTTTTCTTGTTCATTTTCTTCATCTGATACTTTAACTTCTACTACTACTCTATTATTAAAGTGTTTAGTATAAGGAGCAATTCTCTTTTCTATACCTTTTTGAAGTAAATCTAAAGAGTCTCTGTCTGTATTAGATATAACATTATCTATCATGAAACATTGAGCTTCATTTAATATTCTGTTGAAATGTATACAAGAACCTATATTCTTTAAGCTTGACATCATACCAGGGTTATATCCAAGGTCTTCACCAAGTGCATATCTACCATCAGATCTTCTTCTGTAGTACATAACGTCAGCTTTTACTAAGTCTGTCTTTTGTTCACTTGTTCTAGGGATTAATTCTTGCGAATCATCAGCTCCACCGAATATCTTAGAATAATCTCCAGATGCAAATGAATTGCTAGTTCCACTTAATAAGTATGAAGCTAAGCTGCTAGATTCTCCAAGATATTCAAAGAATCCACTATATCTGTAGCTTCCACCAGTTGTAGGATCAGTAAACATCCAGCTTCCTATAACAGGGTGCATTCCTATATTCTTTTCTTTGAAATCTCCAAGAATATCATGAGCCCATGCTATAGCATCATTCATGTTTCTTACAACTGTTTCATCAGGTGTTCTAATATATGTCCAGTCAGGTCTAACTCTTTCTTTATGAACGAAGTCTTCCTTGTATTGAACAAGTCTAGATACAACCCTTTGAAGTTCTTCTGGATATCCTTCACCGAATACTATACAATCTTTTACTATTGTAGGGTCAAATATAGCATCGTCAATGTTTCCTAAGAATACATCTTTGTAAAGTTCTAACCAGATTTTATAAGTTCCACGTTGTCCGTGTCTTATTGCATCTTCTTCTGCTTTCTTTTCTTCTGCAGTTACTGCATAAGGATTATAAACAGTAGTATAGAAGTCGAATTCTTCTTCTCCAACTATCGGAGTAAGACTTCCATATGTTCCTCCTGCAAAGTATAATCTAGTAGGAAGATTTAATAGGTTTATTCCAGGTACAGTTTTTCTTCTGTAAGTATGTTTTAAATCATCGATTGGATTTAATTCCCATGGAGCAATTCTACTAAATGGAGTTTCGATAGTTTTCTTTTTGATAACATCTTTATTTCTCTTGAAGTCTTCTTCTAAAGCATTTATTTCTGCTAAAACAGTATTAAAGTTTTTAATAGTGTCGATATCTGTAGTAGGAGCATCTCCTAATAAAGTATCAAGTTCACTATCAGTATTGAATTCTGCTTTAATTTTAGCTAAGAAAGTTTCTCTAAGTTTAGTAAAGAATGTTTTAAGTCCATTTTCTATACTTAATGCATTAGTTCTATTTACTAAGTATGGAGTAAATGTTTTTGTATTATTAGTTTCTGTCCAAGTCTTTCTACATGCTCTAGTAGCTCTGTCAGCAAAGTTATAGTTTAAACTTCCACCATTTTGATCTCCTATAGCAAATAATGTAAAGTCGAACATATGTTCGCTTTTAACAGCGTTTTCTCTTACTTCACATTTAAAGTATGGATAGTTTCTATCTATTGGAAGAGGACTAGATTTTGTACTGAAATCAGCATAGAATACGTTTCCATATTCTCCAGCTCCTCTATATACAAGTCCGAATACTGGTAAACTTAAAATCATTTTAGCGTCCATATTAAATGGCACTTTAAGACCTTTAGTATTAGGATGCACTTCAGTTCTGTCATCACTTTCAGTAACTTCAGCAGCTTCACTTATTTTAAGATCTCTCATAACACCGTTATCACTTATTTGAGTTTGACCATTAGCATCTTCATATTTTCCAGCAGTATTTTTCTTTGGATATGTAGCATTTGTACTAAGTATAGATCCAAAGTTTGTATCTATAGTGATACCAGTAAGTCCGTCAACTTGTACGGATTTACCTTGAGTTAGACCTGTGATATTGAAATATTTAAATCCAAAATCATAAGTATCTAATAATATTTCTTTAATATCTGGATCATCTTCTGGATTTCCAGCTGCATTTGTTCCTATACTAGCTTTCGCTTTCTTTTCAGCTTCAGCATCTGCTCCTGCAGGTACTAATGCGAAATGATATCCATATTTTACAGAGTTATCTCTATTTTCATATGCACCAGGTGTTATTCCTCCAACAGGCGCCCATTTAGCGTATTTTCTTACGAAAAGTTTTTGTTGTTTATCAGATTTTTCAATCATGAAATTAACAAAGAAGTTTGCATAAGTAGCATCAGCTGGTCTTACGTTTACAACACCAGCGTTAAATCCACCACGGACAGCTTGCCATATATAAGTAGCTCCAGGTCCATATAATACTGTATTTGGTTTTCCAAATAAGTCATTGTATTTATTCAATACGTCTTGTCCTGTAATATAAACTACTTCGTTTGTAACACCTTTAGGTGAGAAAATAGGTTGGAATACTGAGTATTGTGCTGTGTTAATTCTAGGAAGAGGTCTTTCAGTCTTATCTAGAATAGTAACAACTGTAGATGAGAATGGTAAAGCGTTCATACTACCAGCTATAAAACTCGTAGGAATAGTTTTGCTTCTTACGCTTAAATTCACTTCTGACATATTTCCTCCTTTAAGGTTAATCTTTAGAACTAATCTTTTACTAGTTTTGGATTAATTCCGTTCCTTCAAACCATTAATAATTTAATTAAATTATTATATTAGTCATATTACGTAGCATTAAAACTAAAATGTTAACTATATTTTCCCGCAAATTAAAAATATATCTAAAAATTAGCTTCTTTACCTTATAATATAAGTAATATTTTAAACAGATGGATTGTTTTTTGACGAATTTTGGACAATTCGCTGTAAAAATTGTATAATAAATAAGTAATATAAAGGAGGTATTAAATGAGCGATTATAAAAATATTCCAACATTAGGATTCGCATTTGAACATAATAGAGAAGTATTATCTACAATGATAAAAGAAAATAGTTCTCTAGACGAAAAAGTTCGTAAACCTAGTGTAATGAATAGTAATTTTGCGAATTTAAGCGATGCAGTAAAAATATATGTAATGGATACTATTACAGACATGGCAAAGGATGTTTTTGGTCCATATGGGGGTATTTATGGAGCACTTAAATACTTACCAGTACCAGGAAAGCAACCAAGTCCAGAAGACGCTACTTATATAAAATCTAAAGATGGGCATGGATTCTTCCAACAAATCGCGTTTCGTTCGCATTATGCAGTAACTATAATGAAAGCTATTCAACAAATCACTAAATTTATTAGTGGGTATGAAGATAAAACTTCTAGAGACGGTACTACATCATTAGCAATGCTGGCATCAATTATGACTAAAAATATGATTATTAATGGTAATGATGCATATGATTATAAGAAAATTCCTTCTACTATAATGAAAGAGATGGAAGAAGTACTTAAATTCGTAGGTACAAAGCTTATAGATGATTATAGAACTCCTATATATAAAGATGCTAAATATCTAATGATAGGAGATAAAAGTGGAAAAGAATTCTTAATAGATGCTCTTAAAACTACAACTGAAAATCATCCATGTGTTGCTGAATTTGCTAGAATAATAGATGAATGTGAAGAAAATGGTTATGATATTAATAATATGTTCTTAGCTGCACCAGAAGCTGAAGTTGGTGACCCGGCAATTGAACTTAAAGTGGATACTGGAGTACAACTTAAAGGTGGACATTTATCACAAAATATATCAGGTGGATTTGAAGATCATAAATCTTATGTATTTACTATGGATGGGTTTGTAAGACCAGAAAATGCTGAGATTTTTATGGATAAATTCTTAAAATGGTTAGAAATGTTATGTGGAACTACACTACCAAATGGAACATTCCTATTTGATGGTAAATATAATTTAGATGCTCCAGTTATTTTTGTAACTAGAACTCCTCAATATATGGAACATTTCTATAAGAAAATACATATAGAAGGTATAGATGTTATGAATACTGTAAATGGGCAAGTATTGAAACTTAATATTAAACCAAAGATTATGCTTGCTTATAATACTGAAAATAATACTATATTCTATAATGATATTATGGAAGTATTTGGTAAAACTAGAATAAATATAACAGATATAGACCGTTATATAGGAGTTCATGGTTCTGAACTTAGAAAAACATCAGATGGCAGTGTATTACCTAGAGATAAAAAAGAAAATCCAGAAATATTACAATTCTTCCCTAAAGTAGTATATAATAAAGAAAAATCTGATTGGGAATTCCATTATACTAAACCAGAATTTAGTAATGCAGTAGATCTTTCTGTTAGTGCTAATACTAGATATAAAGATGATAAAGAATTAGAACTAGAACCATCATCTCATATAGTAGATGGTAGCGATATATTAATAAGAACATCTTATGATGGTAATTATATAATGCTTGCTCCTACTAATAAAGATCAAATGGATAGAATCAATGAATATAAAGAAAAACTTGAAGGTATGAAGAAAGCTTATAGTAGCAACGCTATAATAGATGATAGTATAGTAGAAAGACTTAATAGATTCTGTGGTCTTTTCTTAAATACTAAGATTATTTCTAGAAGTGATGATGAATATGAGCTTCTTATGAGCTTATATGAAGACGTACTAGGAGTATTCCAATCTGGACATAACTATGGAGTAATGCCTGGTGCTAATACATTCTTCTTAAAGAAAAGACATGAATTCTTTGAATTCTTAGATAAAGTATTAGAAGGTCAATTCGTTGAATGTAGTGAAGACTATAAGAAACGTTATTGTGAAATTACTAGAGAGATGGCTAAGAGTATTATTACTGCGTATGAAGAAATGTATACTTATATAGATAGATATGATTGGGCTGAAAATATATATGAATATCCTAGATCACATAGAGATTTACTTGATGTATTCAATGTAAATGACGGTGAATGGAGAAGAAATATATTAGAAGCAGCTAGAACTACTAGAGATGTATTCTTTGGAGCTCTTACAATTGCATTTGATATGATGAGATTAAAGAGAATTAGAGTTAATACTATAAGTGAATTTGAAGAAATAATAGGTTTAAATAAATCTATGCCATATTATGCAATAAATGATCAATACACAGTTAATATTACACCTAGAACTAGTAGGTTAGGATTTAGACTTAAAGAAGAAACTGAACCGATTGAAGATAGTGAATTATATAAAATAGCAACAGCAAATATAGATAAATAGGAGGAATATAATGCTACATATTGAAAAAAGACAAAATATTTTATTAAAAGGAATCGGACTTTTATCACCAGCAGTTGGAATTAGAAGTCAATATGAAAATATAAAGGATCAAATTAATGAACAAGTTGATCAAGTTATAGAATCATTAAATAAAGATGAATCTACAAATGCTAGATATTTAGCAGATCTTCTTAATATTAAAGTATTATTAGAAGTAGTAAGAACAAATGGTTTACAAATAGGAGAAACTCTAGATTATTTAAGAAATAACGTTAATAACGTTGTGGCATTCGATGATTTAGGTCTTAATGTAGAAGGAGTTACTTTCGGAGATGTAAACTTAATCGCATATGATCTTACAGATGCTAATAGAATAGTAATCCAAAGATTTATTCAAAATATGCTTGATATTATTGATATGAAAGCTGAAGATGATGGTACAATTGATCTTTTAACAGATGCTATCGTACAACTTGGTAATAGCAGATTATCATTTGATTTCTGGGCTTCTCATATAAAGAAAATAGAACCTACTGAAGATAACCAATCTATATTCTTAGTTGAATTCCAAGAATGGTTTAAAAAGGAAGTAGATGATATTGCAATAAAAATGATTTCTAGACCAGAAAGTGGTATTCTTGTAGTACCTGAAGGTTTTGAAGAACTTAAAGATGCATTTAGAAAGAATACTCCATCTAAAGTACATGATGATATAGAAAATATGTTACCAGAAGACTTCAATAATACAGAATTCTTAGATCATATATTAAAAGCAATCATTGGAAGAGATAATATAGAAGGACTAGACCTTAGAGTATTAAGTAATGATGTAAAAATCCTTATAAATAATATCAAATTAGCTATTGATACATTTATGAGAAAAAATCATCTAGGTGAAATAGAAATACCTATGCAAGATCCTAATGATCCAAGTAAAACTATTAATACAAAGCAATTAATACCTAGTACTGTAAACTTACCAGAAACTTTACTATGTGCATTAGTAACACAATCATCAAAATTACATGATGAATCAATGACAATGGATAAATTAAAAGAAGATACTTCTTTTATGCTTATTTATAACCTATATAATGAAGTATTATCTGAATTACTAGGAAATAGAATCACAGATAATACAGTTTGTAAATATATTTCTTGTATAGCTGCTAATATTCAAACTATAAGTTTTATAAACCCTATTTTAAGAGTTAAAGATCAAAATATAGGTACTGCAGTATACACAATTAGAGAAATAATCCATGATGAATATATAGCTGCTGGTAAAATAGCTAAAGATCCAGAACCAGAAACTCCAGAAGAATTATTAAATGTAAGTGAAGATCCTATGAATAGAGGTGAATAATAATGGAAGATATTAAAAATACAGAAATGGAAGACCAAGTTTTAGAACTTGGTCCTCTATATGATAAAGTAAAAGAAATAGAGCAAAGAAATAAAGAGTCATTTGCAGCAAATCAAACTCTTACTATAGTTGAAATGGGAGATGTTTTTGCTAAAATATCTGATAGGGGGAGTTTTAGTGTAGATGATCCAGAACTTGCACTACCACCATTAAAGAGAAGTATTGTAAAGATATTTGGAATAATGCATAATATATTTGTAACAGACATTTATAAAGATGGTATTCCTAAGTCTGTACAAGATGAAATATATAAGAAACTTCAAACAGTAGTTAGTAAAAAGAAAGAAGCATTAGCAGCTGTAAGAAAAGAACTAGACCAAGCTAAAGAAGATGTACGTGTAGTTGAAAGACGTATAAGAAAGGCTGAAATGTCTGGTAAAGCTGTAGTTGAATCAGATAATAACTTAGATGTTCCATTACAAAGACTTAATGTAATTGAGTCTAGATATAAAGCTACTCAAAAAGAGATGCAAATATTATCTGAAATAAAAACTAGAGTATTTAGTGGTAATGCTAAAGAAATGGGACATATTCAACATACAAAAGTAGTTCTTTCTATATTATATAGTATAAAGAAAATAATGAAAGAAAAACTTACATTAGAACAAGTACAAGAAAAGAAGCTATTTAGTTCAGATAATGGAATAAATGAAAGAATATATGGTTTATTAGAAGAAATTATTAAAGAAGTTAGTCACTGGGACGCTAATGGATTTAATAAATTATTAGAAGATATCGCAGAAACTAGCTTAGAAACATATACTGCACAAGCAAATAATTATTATATAATGTGTAAGAATGTATTAAATATTCTAGTAGATATGTTTGGAATAGAACTAAGTCTTCCACCAATTCTAAAATCATTTGAAAAGAAATCTGATGTTCCAGCTGATAAAATAGATGAATGGAATAAAGCTGAATCTTTTGCTATAAATCAAGCTAAGAACTATATTAGAGAAATAGTAGAAGGACGTTATGAAAAGAAGAAAATTGAAGGCAAAGATATAGACATGCTTAAAGAAATGCTTCAATTCATAGATGAATGGACTGCAATTCAAACATTACAAAATATGGTTCAAGCTACTGATAATACAATAATGCAAAAGCGTGCTATTATAACAAGATTTAAGCAAAGTATTAGAATAATCGCTAGATATATTTGGAAAGATAAAGATGAAGAATTGAAGGAAAATACTTTATTTGAAAATATTGCTTTAGCTGTTATGTTTGGTACTACAAAAGCAGACGGAATATACCTTACTATCTGTATGATATAGGGAGGTAACATATGATTTACGCATATGTATTTTATAATAGTATAATATTTAGATTCGAGCCAAATAGAATGACATTTAGAGATTTAGATGATTACGATAAAAAACGTAGAAATACTTATACTGAATTAAATAAGTTTACTAAAAATGGACTTGATCTTAATAAAAATAACACCAAAAAACCATCATGGGAAGAATATGTCGCTATTACAGCATGGTCTTGCTTTATTTTAGAATCTAGAAATACACAAAAATTTAAAGAATTATATGAATTATTTGAGAAGGAGGGACGTATGAAGCATTATATATTCTTTTATACAGAGAACTTTACATACAGAATGAGTAAAGGTTTAATAGAAGCTTATGATAAAGAGAAAAAAGAATGGGGTAAAGTAGCTACTTATACATTACCGTCTGATTTTGATTTTAAATCGTTAGTTGGATGTATGATAACAGATCATTTTGGATTCCTAACTGCAGCTAACGGAGAATTACATCAATTTATAAATTATAAAAAAACTGCACCTAGATTTTTAGAGTTTTTAGATATAATAGAAAAGGGAGTAGACGTAGAAGATGAAGAATGAAGAAAAAGATTTACTATCTGCAAATACAGTACCACATGATCATAAATATGCTAAATCTTGTTTGCAGTATAATATAGCTCATGGATTCTTTAAAATAAGAACTGATAATGTGGGTTTAGTATGGGAAAAATTAGTTAAATATAACTACAGTAAAGAGTTATTTACATTATTTCCATCAAGAAAAGAAGGAACTGATATTATAGTATGTAAGTATGTTTCTAGAACACCATTCTTATTTTGTGAAAAAGATGATATTGACATGTTAACATTACAACCAAGTGATAAAGGTTTTATTACTTTACCATGGCTTAAAGCTAATATTTATATCAATCTTATAATATTAGATGGTCAGCCAAATGAACGCCTAATTGGATGTAGTAGAGGCTTTCATTTTGATAGAACTATTAAAGAAATATTAGCATATTATAGACCTCAATATGTATGGAATGATGATAGTAAAAATGATAGAGAGCTTCCTGTAATCGTAGATGATATTATGAAGAATAAAATTTATAATTATTTGGATAGTAAAGCCGGTGAAATAAATGAATACCTAATAGATAAAAATGGTATGATAACTTCACTTGCACGTATTTTGAATTTAACTCATTGTTGGCATATAGATTCAGCAGTACCTTATAATAAATATGATATTCCTAATATTATTACTAAATATAGAATCAAAGGTTTTAAAAAGCATTTTGATGTTGCAGCTGAATTAATAAGAAATACATCTCAAAATGAACAAACATACATCAATAAAGTAGAAACTGAAGGTAATAAAGCTATTATAGAAGTTATTAATATAAAATCTTTCCCTTGGTGGAGTAGTGTAGTATCAAAATGTAAAACTATACCTGAGCTAAGATATTATATTGAGTCAAATAAAGAAGAGTCAATATTTCTTGAAGATGAGTGTACTATAGATACAGATTATAGAATATATAACGCACCAATTAATATGGACTTTAATATATCTGGTATTGATCATTACCAATTTGATAATGATTCTAAGACACTTGATACTGATACTATATTTGAAAAGGAGCAAGATTATATGCAAGAAGCATTGAATGTTGTTAAAGATAGAATAGATAGTAAAAAATTTGGAACTTCTGATAAAGTGGAATTAAATTTAAAGTTCTTATATGAAGAAACTGTAGAAAATGGAGAAATTGTAACAAAAATTACCAATACTACTGAGAAAACTGGTAATGTTGATATAGATTCTGTATTAGATTATTTAAAATCTTATAAGACTGTATTCGGATTTGACGGAGATATTCGTGAAAGTATAGTAGTTGGAGATGAATCTAAAATAAAAGAAACTACAAACCTAATATCAATTATTAGATGTCAAATGGGATATGCTGGATTAATACCAGCATCAAATCTAAGTGCAACTAAAGATATTAGATATTATGTCTTAAATGGATTAAAGTCAAATGAGTTTGGAACTTCTATATATTTTGGTAATGTTATGAGTCATGTTATGTTTACTGTAACTATTGAAACACCAGAAACTAGCAAACCTGAATTATCTGATAAGTGTATAGATGAGTTAAGAAATGTATTCAAGCAAACAATATCAGATGGGTATTTAAGTATAAATAGAAAGAAGGTAACTTATGAAAGAATTGACTAAAAGTTTGATAGATATCGAAGTTGAATATGGTGTAGTATCATTTAAAAATAAAAAACATAAACCATCACCAGATTTTTTCGAGCCTAGTAATGTAATTATATTTCCAGAACCTAGTATGAAACCAAACTATCCAGCACCTGATAATTATAATATAAATTTTAGATATTTCATTATCAAGTCAATCTATACAGCAGAATCTGACAATGTAGTAAAAAATAGAGTAGTATTTAATACTATACATATGTATGACTATATTGCTGAACATTATGATTATAGATTATATATAAATGAATATAGATATACAGTATCATCATTTACAATAGATTCTACTATACCATATCCAGAAATAAAAGCAATGATGGAAGATAATAATGATTTATATAAAAAGAATTTAATAAAAAAAGTATATGAAAATACCATGGATGATTTATCAGCACAACCTACCAATGATGTATCTATTGGTAGACTTCTTAGACTTTATAATGAACCTAATAGAGAAAATGCAGTTTATAATTCTGAAAGGTGTGGATTTAGCGTAGTTCTTAAAATAGCCGATGACAGTTATCTAAATAAGGTTTTAAACATATTTGATAAAGTAGACTATGGATTTATTAGATCTAAAATAAAGAAAGAAGACTATACTGAAGTAGATATATTTATTTATAGTACTAGTAAACATAAGAGAGAACTTGATATTGCTAGAGTAAAACAATTCGTCAAAGGAAATCTAAAATGTTATGATGATAGTATAGAAATTAAAAGATTTGATGTATTAAATACACCAGATGAACTAATATATCATAAATTTAATCTTACTGGACATGATGATGTGGTACTTGGTTTACATGGTGATAATCTTGGAATGTTATATTTTAGATTTACTGATGAAAGTACTTATAATTTGGCAGAAAATGTTTATGAGCAAGTTGATGAAGCTGAAAGAACTCATACAGATGAGAAAATTAAGAATGAGTAGGTGGTTATATGCTAGATAAGTTAATGACGACTGTGTCATGTATGTTTACTTCTAAAAAGAAAAAACCTTCTATGAGTTTTGATTCTTTAGTTGAAATGGCTAATAATATAAATCAAGAAATTATAGATAATTATAAAATGGGTAATAGAATGGTAAAACTTATATTTTATGATAACTCTGATAATTTTGGAGGAATACAATATGAGATGATATTCAAACCATTCAAACAACAAAAGTCCGGTAAGGAATTTTAAACAAAATAAATATATAATAGAAAGCAGGGGCTATCCTGCTTTTTTATTATCTAAGTTAGATAATGAAATGTACTGTAATCTTTTTGTAATTTTAAATAATCATATGCGTTTTGTAAGTCGCTGCTATAATTATTTAACATTTTAAGACTAATCTTGTACATTGCTGTTTCTAAAAACTCTTGTTCACTAACATACTTATCTTTTATGTTTGAAGTGTAAAGATAATCTGTGAACTTTTTAAAGTTTTCTTTAACAGAATCAATATAATTCATATTAACACCTCCTTTGAGAGCAGTGTAATATGGTAGCGAAATTCCAATATTTATATAAAATCAATAGCCTGATTTTATAACTAGATTATATAGAGTAGATAGTTCCTACTCTATAACTTTATACCTATGTTAGGTATAATGATTTACTTAGATCTTTTTGACCTGAAATATACGAGTAGGCATTTTGTTTATCCCTCGTATATTCTTGGTCAAGACCTATAAAAAATCTCTTTCATTAAATTACTTAGGTTAAAAAAGAAGATACCCCAATATTAGAATATTCTAATATTGGGGTAATCCTTTTATTTATCTTTTTCATTCACAGATCTACAAATGCGATCTGTGATTTTATATGCTGCATAGCATATAATTATTATTCCTAAATAACCGATTCCAGACGCGCTGGCTTTTATTATATTTCCAGCTGCGTCATACGTATATTCGTATCTCATATTTATTCATCTCCTTTCTTATTATTTGTATTATTATCATTCCCCTTAGCAGCAGCTACCACTTTCGCAGCACCTTCAAATACTGCCACTACTAAGAAGAATGTTAAGTATGGATGATCACCCATCCATCCTAAAATTCCTTTATTTTCCATTATTTCTTACCTCCTTTCTTAAGTGGTTTTACTTTAACCACTTTTTTCTTTGGTCCATCAATCCATCTTTGTATAGTTGGACCAAATTTTTTACTATCTAATAACATGATAAATACCATTAATACTAACAACCCAATACATAGAGCTATCCAGAATTGAATCGCTCCATTTTCAACCATAATATCAACTACACTTTTATCGAAATCATTTGGTACATAATTCATTTTTATTCCTCCTCATTATATGATAACTTGTATCCTAAGTACATGCTACCGATTATTATTGCTCCTGATAATACTTTACCTATAGTAGAATCAGAAGCTTCTTCTACTACAGTATATGAAACGTTAGATGCAACCGTTTTAGTTGCACCTAACATGAATTCTGCTAAATCAGAGATGTACATATTATCACCCCAGATTTACATATATATTATAGAGGATTGGTTTATGAATCCTCTATTAATTTTTAATGCTACTAATCTAAATCCGTTGGTACCATTTGAGCACCAACGTCTTTCATATTCATTGACTTCGTCAATTGTTCCAACGAAGTCAAATGAATTATAACTGCCATCTCTATCACAGGCAGATAATTGGTTAATACCATAAATTTCGCAGTACTCAACTGGACGTACTGCTTTGTAACCAAATACTTTTAACTCAGGTGATAGTTTTCTAATTGTCATTATTCTCACCTTCTATTTCAGCTAGTGATTGTAGTAATCTGTAACGATCATATGCGTCACCGATTATATTGAAAGTACCTGCTAAACCAGCATACAGATTTGGAGAATCTAAAATCTCTTTAATAGATCTTATATCACCTTCTAGACGAATGCCTGCAACAGTTGTGGCAAACTTATTTGGATTTGAAAGTGGAATGATGTCACTTTTATAGACTATAATGTATGACAATATTTCCTCTTTTGCATAATGATTCAATTTATCTTCAATACCTTTGAACTTACATATGTCGTGTATTGAAGATCTTTTTCCATATTTTGCTTCCAATTTACTTATTATATAATTTTTCATTTCATTCCAATTCTTGAATTCCATTTCATTTAAAATTTCACTTGCTTTTCTCATTTTTTCCTCCGTATTTTCTTGAATTTTTTATAAATTTACCAAATTAGAAATAAGGATATTATATTTCAAATATCCTTATTCCTTTAACCTTATCTGTTTTCCATGTTCCGAATTCTTTCTTCATGGTTTTTTAATGCATCAAACATTTTATCCATTCCTTTAGTGTTGTTGTTAATAACATCCGCATGGTTGTCTATAACAAATAGACTTCCTATGCCCATAATAAATGTTCCAAGAATAGCACATTTACTATCCTTTTTTCCAAGTCCCCATCCAGCTATTGCTGAACCTGTTAAAACTAACCCTGAACCAATATAAGCTTTCCATTGTCCATCTTTCTTTGTCATTTTACATTCCTCCTAATTTTTATTAGAATATATAACATCGCCTAATATTATATATTCCTTATATATCTACATTAGTATATGTAATCGTTAAAACGCTATCTCGCGATTCCTTCGAGTGGATTCTTGGATTTAAATAAAAATTAGTAAAAAAAATAAAAATCGGGATAATACAATATAAAATCATATTATCCCGAAATATTAATTAATCTTATAAATTAGTATATGAAACTAATTTATAAATTGGTTGTATCTCCAATAAATCACTCATATCATCATTAAACTCTCTAAATTCAGAATGATATGGTATTCTAAGATTTTTCATTACATCTGCAGTTAGTCCGAACTCTTTAACTTTTTCTAGAATGTGTTTAGTTTGTTCTTCTTTACTCATTTTATACTGCTTACTGCACCAATCTATTAAATCTTCATATTTACTTTTCTTATTATCTATATAATTTTCTTCTGTTGTATCTTCTATAAATTTTTCTAATAAAATTTTTAAAGCTTTACATTCTGCAATCATATTTATCATCATAAATTTAGCATTATAATCTTTATAAATATAATTAAAATTTCTTATAGTACCAATTAATTTAATATTTGATTTAAATTTAAATAATAAGAATTCCATGTATCTTCTGCTAGTTTTACTCATATCATCAAAATATGGTTTATCATATTCTGATAACAGATCTATAATTCTTTTATAATGACCATCCTTAAGTTCTTCGAATTTTGAGCTATTCTCATATTCAGGATCAATTGATGGTATCTTACTAATATAAGACTCTATTCTCCACTTCATTAAAAATAAACTATCTCCAAACATTGTTCCGTTTAACATTTTTCACCAGCTTTCAATAAGTCATAATAATATTCTATAACTTTAAATACAGGTTGGACATTACTAAATCCACACGCATTAAAAGTTTTTATATCATCTCTGTTATAATCTTTAATATCAAGCTCAGTACACCCTTGACCTCTAAGTATATTTTTAACATCTTCTGCTTTCTTATTAATCTCTTCTTTTGTTAATCTATTAAGATGTATATTATTAATATAATCTTCTAACTCTTCAATTAATTCAGTCCATTTACTAGTCCTTCCTTTATAAATGTCACCTTTTATATTATTTTTAATCATATTTTCTATTATTAATTGAGATTTAACACATTCTTCCTGAATATCACGATTAAAGAATTTAAATGCACTTATATATTCACCAGGCATACTTTCAATATACATTTTATAATATACATTATATAATATTAGCAAATATTTTACCATTCTTTCAGTATTTTCTTCTAGTTTATCTACATAGTTAAGATCATTAATTCTATCTATAATACTAGTAATCTTTTTATCAAGTATTGATTGTACTGTGTAACTAACTCTAAGTAAATCGGCTTTAGGTCCTATAATTCTACTAGTATTTAAAACTTCATTTACTCTTTCTATAAATCTAGCTCTTTCTTTTTCTGTGAATTTTAATCCTTTATCCATTTTATAACCTCCAATTAAATAAAAAATTGGTGGTGTCCACTTAGAGACACCACCGTTATAATTAATCATCTGATGGAATCTTTCCACCAGCAAATCTATATCCAAGATAGCTGCAACCAATAGTTATTACTCCTGTTATTAATAACCATAGTATCTTTTTACTCAGTGGAGTATTATTAACAGCAGCTGTACCCATCATGTCGGATACACTATTAGCTGTATTATTACCCATAAACTCAGCTAATTCGGAGATAAATACCTTACTCATTTTATTCATCCCCTTTATTAAATTCCTCTTGTTCATTAAATAGAGCAATAACTTCTTTACCAGCTTCATCTGATAATTTAATAAATTCATTATTTATTAAATTATAAACATCTAGTTTATCATTAGATAATCTAATAAATTTATTATTAGCTATATCTATAGGCATAAGAGTCTTAGCTTGTAATTTTTCCATATATTCTCCATTTAAACTAAATAATAAAGCATCTGAGTCTAATACTATAATTAATGCACCATTTCTATAATCATTTATCATGTAATTACCATTCATAAATTGTTCACCTGATATATGACTACAGTCTGCATATAAATTAAGTTCATTATGCATATTATTTACATTACCAATATGATTAATTTTATCTTTTTCTATAGTGTATATCTCAAACATTCTATTAGTAACACTACATGACATTAAAGATATCACTTTCTCCTCAAATTCAGTTTTTACTTTATTTACTCTCCAAGTTGCATTCATTCTAAATTGACTAAGTGTGCTCATATTATATCTCCTCCTATTTTTATTAAGCTTTCACAGTATCTTCTACATTTTCTACTACATTTGCAGCTTCTTCTTTTACTTCTTCAACTGTTTCTTTAACTGATTCTTTAAAATCTTTAATTTCTTCTTTCAATTCTTTCAAGTATTCATTTGATTCATCCATATTTGCTTTAATAATATCTTCTATTTTAGATCTTCCTTCTTCTTTAGAGATATTACCATGTGTAACATCATATGAAGTTTTAGCTATATCCTTATTTCCCATAACTAAACCTAACCCGAATGAATATTGAGCTAATTTATAAACTCCATATCCAGCCAATCCAACTAAACCTACTTTTACTAATCCTTTTAACATCTTTATTCCTCCTTTTTATAATTCAACATATACTAAATCTAATAGCATATATCTTTCTAAACCTTTAACTAACTTCTCTTGCAACTTATTATCAAATAATTTATAAGTTGTAAATAGATCCATTAATATAAATGTCACATCTTTACAAATTCTCGTATCAACTGCAGCATTTACTACAGTAGCAGATAAATCTCCTTTTATTATAAGAGAAACATCATCAATGAACTGCATTAGAATATATACAATACTATCAATATTATCTTCCAATAACATTATCGATAAACTATTATCACATTTTCTAATTAACATTTTCATTATATCTGCTAATATACCTTTATTATATTCTACTGCTAAAGTATGTAATCTGATATATTCATTACAAATACTAGCTAGTCTAGTCCTACTTACAGATTTTCTAGTCATTATAGGTAATTTACTAATATCATGATATACCTCAAAATTACTATCTTTAGATAATGTCTTCTTTAATGCTGCTTCAAATTCATTATATACATATGATCTAACTACTCCTGGATAGTTATATCTCGACTCGGATCTATAAGACCTATGTACTACATTATGAGTACTTTCAGATGTACCTAATTTCTTCTCTAATACTCTAATATTATACCTACATCCTTTAATAATGTCGAAATTATCAACTACGTCCATAATCATAGTTTTAATCGATATCTCTTCTTCCTTTACTAACTCAGTAAACTTTACTTCCATTCCAACCATCTCCTTTATATTTAGCACTTTATATAAGCATTATATTTTCACCTCCTAAAATCAATTTATACGCATTTAAACACCATTATACGACGTTCTAATAGTTTACTATATAATTTATCATTATATATTATAGAACGTCGTTAAAGTGCTTTATACGGCTTTAAATGCGTATTTAAACATATGTTTATACTATCTTATTATATGTAATTAATGAAATATTAATTATTCCGATATTTCTTGTGTATCTACTATATTATATTCTAAACCAACTTTATAAAGAATATCTTTTATTCTATTATAGTATACATTATCCTTAATTATATTATGGTATTCATCACCATGTAATTCTCTATAAAGTTCATCATTCCATTTAGCTATTGTATATATAATGTATGCATCTATTAATTCTCTTCCATCTAAATTAACGTCGAATTCTTCACATAATTCATGTATACAATGTAATCTTAATATAAGCATTATATGACTATAAGTTGTCATAAAATCTAGACGTTCCTTTATAAATTCTGGAATTTCTTTATAATTCTTACCATCTAAATCTTGACATGACTTTATATATCCGTCATATTTATATTTATTATCATCTAAAAACTTCAATTCATCTTCAGCTGTTGCAATGTTATTATCTTGTAAAAATTTATCCATTTTATCATAACTGTATAAGCTAACCCAGTATTCATTAGCTAAGTCTTCTCCCATAACTTCTTCTAAAAATTCAATCATTTTTGGTTTAAATATTTCTCCATATGGATGTGTATATTTATTTAATATTTCTTTATAATTCATTCTTATCCCTCCTAATTGATTAATGTTACTTTTTCATTTTGTTTTATTATCTCAAGACTTTTATCTCTACTACCAGTTTTAGCTAACTCAATACATTTATCCAATATGTCGCTTGGCATTATAGACATTAATCCTATATCATTCATCGTATTTTGTAATACTTCATACTTATCTTTATCTTTGTATATAGGAATTA